GAGAAGTGTCAGCCCTAATTTATTTTGTTTGAAAAAGTTTTACCGGACAGCAATAATTTGCTGGTGTCTGTCTGGTGCACCTTGCTTGGCAAGATGTCACACTTGGCACCATGCACCACTCTTACTACACAGTTGCCGTTGCTGTTCACACTCTGCACGGTTCGCTCCGTCTTCTTAATCGGGTCGAAGATGTGGAACACATAATCTACAGGATCTTCGTTCGTCTCCACGCAACGGTTCTTGTAGAACGTCTCGTAGCTCTTCACATTTCCTGCAATGTAGTCCATCCATTCACTGTCACAGCCCACATAGTGTTTGAGTCCCATGATTGAGTTCATGGAGTTGCCCACATACGATGTGTCCGCCATGCCGATGTCGTCACGACTGTTGAGTGTGCTGTCATGTGCACCATTGCCCACAACAGACTGCTCATCGGTCGTTCCATGGGTCGCCCACCACAGGTTACTGATTTCCTTGTGCTGCTCATAGTCTTGGAGTTGGTAGCCCTCTCCGCGCATGTGCGCACTATTCTGGAAATCCTTGGCTGTGTAGTGTATTGTCCCGGTCGGCATTTCGGTCGGGTTACCGTCTGTGTCGTATGCCCATTCTGCAGAGGTCTGTGAAGTGCCGTCACCTTTCTTCGAACGTACAGCACCTGATATGCTGCGAGGTCGTTTCAGTCCGTCAATAGTGATGGGGTATGTTCCCACAAGGCTGTCGTACTCACCAATGGTGTGCTCAGTCCATTCTGGTTCTATTGCTTCTATATGCTCGCTGTCAACAGCAAGACACTTTATGTCGCCAATGTCACGATACGAAGTGAAGTATATCCACTTGGCACCGTTTGGCACATCGCAGAACACATAGTTACCGATTGAGAAGTCGAAGTAAGCGTGACTCACCATCATAATGAACTTGCCCACGATCTTGCCGTTTGCATCCGTAAAGACGGCACCAAGACGAGCGTGGTTAAGTCCCGGCCATCTTACCTGCTTCATGCCCTCAACGTCCATACGGTAGACATTCGCATTGGCTGCTGTGGCAATAATATTATCGCCAACTGTCTCGCCAACTGTTGCCTCGTCAGCATACACGCCTGTATTTTCTGCATAGAGCAGCTCAGAAAGCAATGCCTCCTTGCGGTTGTTTACAGTCGATAACGGCTCTTTATCTGTAATTGAGTTAAAGTGATACTTTACTTGGTTCTTGTAGTCGTTCACGCCCTTGTACCAATAATGAGGCAAGTGGTGGAAGATGTCAAAGCCTTCACCTGCGCTGTCGCTCACATCGAAGCTCTCACCATTAGCAAGTTTATTGAAGTCTGCATCGCTCAATTGCACACCCTCCATCTGTTTCAGCTTGGAGTTGTACGTACACTTGTAAGCATGGGTGTCCTGCAATATCTTCAATGTGTGGCCGCTTGCCACAAAGCTCTTATCGTAATCGGCTCCTGTCTGGTTCTCGGGGTTGCTGTACTTCTCGCAGAAGTCACCGCTCACCACATCGTCTATCTTTATGACAGAGAATTGCGAGTTTATAACTTCAAGGTTCGGGAAGTAACGCTTCAGCTCCGCAATCTCACTCTCCTCTGAAAGTAGAGTTAGGATCCATCTGCCTATCAGTCCGCTACACTGGCCGCTCTCGTCATAGTCTGCTCCGTTTGCATCTATGCCTACGGCTCCATTGTTCTTGATGGCTCGCAGCAGCTCAACGCTTTCCGTAGCAGCAAGGCCGGCTATGCGTACACTCTTTAGCGCACTGGCCGTGGTTACCTCTCGCAGCAGCTTCATGGCATCTATCTTCGGGCTTCCGTCCAAAAACAGCTTCGTCACCTTAGCCATTCCGTCAATGGTCAAACCACCGGGGTAGGTCAGATTAGGAAGGTTCTTGAAGTACAGAGTCGTCATAGTACCGGGAAGGTGCAGCGTATCAATAGGTGAACTCTCTGCAAGTGTGATGGACTTCAACAGACTGCCTTCTGCCAACACCTTTCTTAGACGAGGACACAGCGAGGCGTTCACGTCGGTGATCATCGTGTTCCTGATGTCTATCTCTTCCAAGAAAGGCATCTGTCCTAAGTTCAGCGTGCTCAGAATGTCCGTGGTATAAGCTGGAGTATATCCTTCACCTCCAATGACAAGCTTGCGCAGTAAGGTGCACTCGCTAAGCATCCAGTTTGAATTCTTAGGAGAACAGCCGCTGATGTCAAGCTCGCTTATCTTGTCTGCGCCGAAGATGTATATGAGCTTGCCGCCTTCTCCTGCTGCAACCTCTGTAAAGGTGTGACTCTCACCTTCCTTTAGATAGCAACTGTACTTGGCTGACGAGGTGGAGTCCACGCCCATGGCGAAGTAACCATCCTGTGCTGCCGTTATCTTCACCGTGATGGGTCCCATAACACGGTCTTGGAAGAAATGGCGGAACAGATCACCAGTCTGGAAGTAGCCGTCTCTGTATGCGAAACGCTTGCGCTGGAAGGCTGGCAGACTCTCCAGTCGCAGACCATGCAAGGCAGGATAGTGGTTGTCGGCAGCGGTAGCTGTTTCTATATACTTGCGCTCTCCGTCAAACGAACTTACCACCTTTGGCCATTTCAAGATGCGGTCTATCATCCAGTAACGGTAGCAGCCGTCAGTAGAGAAAATTTCAAGGCCGGCCTTGGTCTTCGTAGCACGCATCTTTGCCGCCGTGTCATGAAGAGTCAGCGTCTCCGTGCCTGCATCATCAAGCCATACACCTTCGCCTCTGTCAAACAAGGCATAGCTCTGTTGGAACATTACGCCGTCCCATCCTTGATACAGATGGCTCGCTGCTCCGTCCATATCCCAAGGTATGGTCAGGTAGCAGTCGTTGTCAGCCTCGTCACATGAGTCACCGTCATACCAATGGTTGAAGTAGTAACGCATTCTTCCGTCGGTCTCCAAGTAAACAGCAATCATCATGTTCTTGGCTCGCTGGTCCACGGTGGCTTTGTAGTCGCTCGCCACAACATAGCAGTGAGTTGAATGGGGAGAGAAATACTTGTGCATTTCCTGCTGCCATTTCTTCCTGCGGTTCTCCTTGGTACCGGCTACGGTTTTGCCACCAATGGTAATGGTTGTGCTTGCACCGGCTCCGTTGAATACCTTTTCGCTGCCATCAGGGTCCTTGGCGGCGTTCTCTTCGGCATTGTCGGTCAAGTTCTGGTTACACTGCTGACAGAAGGCCAACTCTCTATACAGCTGGTACGGAACTTTCTTGCCCGACGCATACAGGGCGTTCAAATCGTCGTCGTCAGGGTAGCGCATTTCGTAATAAGTGCTCCACACTGGAACGTCACCATCGTCGGTGTGCAGCGTCTTTAGCATATCGTCCACACTGTTCACGCCCTGCTGCCAACAGAACTCTTGATATTGTCGGTACTCGTAGCACTCCACAGGGTTCAGAACGCGGCCTTGCACACTCCATTTCTTAGTGGCATTGTCATAAGTCATGGTGCCTGTGGTGTCCTTCCATGCTCCTCCTTTATACTGCACATACTTTCCGTCAGATGTCTTGTAGGCTGTTCCCCAGTCGTAGTTCTTAACATCGTCTGCCTGTACCTCGGAGAGTGTTTTGTCAAGCACATGACTGTCTTCCACGGCCACCTCACCTATCTCTGTCATGGTTCCGGTACCATCGTTCTCAATGAAGCGTGTTTCCGGACCACAGAACTCACTCAGCATATACAGCGTGCCCGGTATCAATGAGCTTGTGTCTGAAAGAACACTGGCCTTGTAGGTCTCAATGCTGGTATCTCTCGGAGCTACCATTTCCTTGAAGTCGCCATAGTTCACGCAACCGTAATTATATCCCTTAACGTCCTCAAAACCGAAGAAGTGGGGATTACCCTTGTCGGCATTGAAGTTTGCCTTCGAGTGGAAGTAGGCGTTCTCAGGAAGTGTAGCGGCCTGTGTCCCCTTGTCTTGACCTATGCGGTAGTCGGTACGGAAGAGGGCACACGTCACACCGTCAATGCTCGTATGCAGTTCTTCGCTCTTGTCGGTGTTGTGTCGCTGTGCAGGGGTCATATAGTCACTGCCAAGGGCTATCTGCGTGTCGTTCATAAGCTCCATCATGGCACAGTTGTTGGCACCGGCAGAGTCCGAGTAGTCAACCTTGATGGTAATGTTCTGTATAGGCGTACTGCCTTCCTTCACGCGGATCTTCTTTTTCTTCGCAAGAGCTGCTGCGTCGTCATACTTGGCAAGAATAGTCTCATCACCATTGTACATCTCACTAATCTGCTCTCTTGTGTAGAGCATTCTAATCCTCTTCGCCTTCTTACCCTTGCCCTTCTTATTCTTGACACCGTAGGCAAGTGTCGAAGTTCCTTGGTTTGTCGTCGGGATGGCTTCAATAACGCAGTTTGCCCACGGACGGTCGGGGAAATAAATATACCAGTCCATCAAAACGGACGTTTTTTTGTCCCTCAAACCTTCGATGTAGTCAGGATAATATATCTCGCTGTCCGTTACCGCGCCACCGTCTTTGCTAAGGTTCTTGTCCGAAGTGCGCGTCATTGCCACAACCATGATACCGCGGTCTAACAACTTTTGCATATCGGGGCGTGGTTTCGTCGTGCCCTCAGCTGTAACATCGCTCATAACTTGGTTCTGCTCATACTCGGTCAGCATGGCAGTCGTGTCTGTGAGGTTCACGATATAGTTGTTGAATGCTTGGATGAAGTCATAGTAGGTGTTCCAGCGTACCACCTCGTATAGGTAGAGGTCGGCATCTGTACCGTCGAAGTGTATCATGTCCGCAATGTTAGGGAAGCCGTTGACGGTGCTGATGGGAACACACGCTGCAGCATCACCGTTTTGGAACACCTTGCACAGCATCACACCGCTATAGGGTGCTCTGGCTTGTGGCTCTATCACAATGTCTATGCGATATACGGTGTCGTCAAGGTAGGAGGTGGCAGCGGTGGTCTGCACATCTTTCAATGCTTCGTCGCTGTCTCCGGCGGTGGTCACGATGAACTTCTCTCCGGTAAGCACAAAGCCCAATCGCTCACCCATACACCACATAATCTTTGCATTACGTTTGGCAATGTTCTTAACCTTGAATGTAAAGCTTAGTGCCATACCGTTGGTTGGTATGTCCTTGCTTGCCAATGGTGTGTCGCTGCATGTTGCTTTCACGTTCTCGGCTACACGTAGTGCCATTCTGCCGTCTGCTTTTTCTGTACCGAAGTTGTCTGCGACAAAACCGTTGCTCGACCAGTTGCTGCCATTTACCTTCATCTCTACCACACTGCCGTCAGCGCAAGTGGCCTTGATGCTCTTGTCTATGTCGTCGTTACTTCTGCCGGCAAAGCTCAATTTGTAGTATGCGCCCTCGGTCTCGCTGATGGCAAGCATACTGCCGTCAATGACGAGTTTCAGCTGCTCCGCCAGACGTACCTCACCACACGTTGCGTCGAAGATCAATGTGTCACCGTCGTTATAACCCACAATGCGTTTCTCTATCGTGTAGTAACTGCTGCGGTTCATAACCTTGTTGGCAATCGTTTCTGTCTCGTCAGTGGTCTCGTTCTTCACCTTCACCTCTACATTCGGGTTGGCGTTGTCTCGCTGATAACAGGCTATGTCAAAGCTGACGGTCTTGAAGAGTTTTGTCTTGCCGTCGCTGTCGTCATACCATCGTGCCACAATGATGGGCTTCGTGTAGTCACTCACGCTCTCACGCTGCTCTATCACCATGACTGCGGTATGCAGCGTGTTACCTTGCAGTCCTGATGCTACGTCTTGTCCTTGTATGCGAAGAGGATATGCGCCGTGTCCCATGCCTTGTGGGTCGATGGTCACATTATGGGTATAGGTGTCCTTAACCAATACACTCTCCAGCGTCTCCCAAACACCGTTGCGGTATATCTCTATCTTCGTCTGGATACCCTTGTCTGAGGCATTGTTTGGGAAACGATACATGGGGATGCTTACCTTCTGACCGCCAACCTGCAATGTGGTGCTCTTCGTATAGCTCAGTGTCTGGCTGCTCTCTACGGTCACATCAACGGCTATCATTTCCACGTTTCTCGTGGCTGTCTTGCCGGTGGCATCGGTGGCTACGGCTTGCAGCTCTACGCTGCCAGCACTGGCCGCAATGGTGCTTAGGTCAAACTCGAAGGTGTACGACTTTAACGACGAACTGCTTGCTTGATTGGGCTTGAATGAGGCTACAGTGGTCTTGGTCGTGCGATTGATAAACACCACACTCTGTATCTTGTTGTCCTGCGATGATCCATCGGATAGCTGGGTCACACTGCGGATGGCGGCTTTCAGTATGGCTGTGCCTCCTGCACGGACATAGAAGGGGTCGTTTTCAAAGTTGATGGCAAGTGTAGTTCCACCGCCACCTCCAGTACCGGTGCCCACACTGAACTGGGCTTCAGACAGGGTGTCGCCAGCCTTGTTTTTTAGCTTCAGTGATACGCTGCCTTCTTCCTCTGTAGCCTCTATCTCCGTAGGTACGACCTTATACGCTCCTCCTGTAGAGAAAGCGTCTTTGCCATTGTCTTCCATCGTGTCGTTCGCCACAAGTTTGCTGCCGCCGCCGAAGTCCTGCCAAAGCCCGGCCTCGTAGAAGTCCGCAATGGAGTCGCCCTGATACTGTTTGGTCTCTACCTTATTGGCTTCCGTCGTGTAGCTTATCACCAAACCGCGCTTCTGATAGTTCACACTTGTTGTCTCTTGATAGGTTTTCAGAGCTGCAAGTGCGGTGCCAAGGGTGTAGAAGCCTGTAGGTAGAGGGGCTATGATGTCAATGTCTATCATCGACTCTGAACCCTGCACCATCGAACCGAAGTCTTTCCAGTTCTCTGTGTCGTACCAGTTATTATCATCCGTATTGGCTCCGATATACTGGTAAGTCTTCCAAGTGCCTTTCTTCAATGCGAAGGTTATCATCAGGCCTACTGCAGCCTTGCCATTTTCCTTCGCTGCGTGAACAGCTGAATTGGCCGTATCGTCGGTATCACACAACACATAGTAGTGTCCTCCCTGCTCCACCGTCGGGTTGTAAATGCTGGCAGAGCTACCGCTACCACCAATCTTCTGCATCTGCTTATCGACGATATGGAACAACTGGTCTTCACAACAATAAATATGGTCTGTACGTCCTACGCTGTCTGAATTGTACTCTTCCTCGGAATAGCCATAACTCTCTGTACTAACACCTCCGAACCCGCGGAAACACCACTCTCCATCGTAGTCTAAACTTGGAGCATACCACAAGCCACGGCTCGGTGCCTTGCCAGTACCGTCCCACACACCATCAAATGGCAAAATGTTTACACCTACTAAGCGTTTGTTTGCCGTCTGCAAATCTTTATCCAGCTGTGCACCCTCGTCGCCGGGATATGCAGTGCCGCTGGTATGTCCCAATGCCAAGTCCGAACCTATTGCAACAAGCGTGCTGCCTCTCCAATGATAAGTCTTGTTGGCTGTAACGTCTATGTAAATCTTGCCGCTATGTGGCACACGGCCTTTCAAAGTACTCTTGCCGTAATGGTCACCGTCTATCCAGTTGTTGTAGTAAGTGATGGTCGGGCGCAAGTCACCTTCCGTTTTCGATGGCTGCGTGTATTTCAGCACAAAAGCACCAGCGTTTCTGCTGAAAACAACGCTACAGTTTTCGTCCGTTGAATACTTGTTTAACGACATCATCTGCGAAGTGATGTCATTGAAAATGCCGTTGAACTCAAGCACGTCGTCCACATAGTCTGGCAGATACTGCGAAGGTATCTGGTTCAGTTCATCCAACGGTGCAAGTCCGTTTGGCCGTCCTTTGGTGTTCTTGAACGATGTGAGGTCTTTTTGCACACCGCTGATGCTGTCCGCAAGTTCGGTCTTGTTGTCGCTTACAGTCTTCTTCAGTGTGTTGATGTCGCTCTGAGCTGTGCCCATCTTTGTGTTGAGGGTGTTGATGCTCTCGCCTTGCGTGGTCTGTGTAGAACGTAGGCTGCGCACGTCTTCCTTGTTCTGGTTAACGTCCACCTTCACGGCTTCGAGGTCGGCTGTCATTCCCTCCACGGCTTCCATATACTCGGTGCTATCAACCGTAGGGTTGCCCTTCAGCAGCGGATTGCCATTGCTGTCAACTTGCGCTACCCACGTGCCACCGTCAGCTACATAGAGCTGACCAAGATGATCTGACGCTGCACTGCCTTCTACGGTCACCAACGCCCACCATCCTTCATGGGGATTAGGGTAAGCCTCGCGTAGCTGTGCCGCCGTTTTGAACAGGCCTTTGTTCGGGCCTTTTATGTTCTTGGCTTCAAGCCAGCCGTCAACGATCAGATTGTGGCCGACCTTTGCCGAACCGCGTATGGTGGCCTTGCCGCCGATGTTAACGTCACGTCCAACCGCAACGTCACCATCTATCTGTTTTGTTGGTATTGAACTCATTATTCAAAAATGCTTTTTGCCAAGGTGTTCATTGCGGCTGCTTGCTCGCTCGCACCATAGGCGGTTAATACTAATGCAGCCGTAGTATAGACCACGGCTGTGTAACAACGCTCGCTGACGTCTATGCCGTCCTCCTCGTCTATGCTCGGATAAGGAATGTATGAGGCACGTTTCACGTAGGCTTCCTCACTGTTGCAACTGTAGAACTCCAACACCTTGCCCTCGGCACGGTTCACTACGGCACACACCGGCTTCTGAACATTGCCGCGAATACCCTTGTATCTTGACGATTGCAGGTCATACAATGGGTCGTCTGCTGATATGGCCATATAGCAGGTGCGTTCCCAGTCGCTCATTCGAAAGGCTACAAGACGCATGAAATCATCGGGCAGCAGAGTCCAACCGCTTCCGTTACTCTCCCAGTAGATGGTATCACCAAACACGTGACCTTCTTCCAAGTAGTGAACGGGAGCGGACGACTCTACACGCCGAACGGCTTCCACTATCTTTGAGCGTATGATGTCATTCAACGATAAGGTGTCAATGTCCTCATCGCTGATGAGCTGCTCGCTTGTCTTGTTCTCGTCAATGGCAATGCGCACGTCACGCTCCACGACTTCGATTTTGTACACCATACCGTTGCTGTGATTACTCGGTTACAAAAGTGATTTTAACGCCATAGGTTTCACCTACAGCTATAATTTCTGCACGAGTTCTCATCGTACCACTCTTCACGCCAAACTTCTTTGTAAGATAATCCTTGGCTTCTTGGTTGGTACTGAACTCAACTTCTGTAAGACCACGTTCGTCCTCGATAGGCTCGATGCCTGTCTCTTGTGTAGGCGTTTCTACATCACCTGTCGGCTTCACTGTTTCTGTCTTAGTTTCTTCTGACAAATGCTCATTCACCTGTTCGTCACTGTCTGGAATAGACTTGTGGGTAGCAATTCGCATGTGAGTACCGGGCAGTACTTGACGCATTACGAGACGGATAAAACCACTCTTGTATTCCTTTGAGTTCTCAATTACAAACTGTGTAATTGGGTCTTTGGTCACCATGTATGCAGGTTGCGAACCAGTTGGAGAAGACGTGCCACCAACGAACGATAAGTTCGCCTCAATGGTGCCGGCCTTAACTTTACCATGCCATTCCGTGAGACCATATACTCCGTATGTTTTAATTTCCATGTTATATTTTTTTATTAAAAATGGGGACGGATTGACTTAAAGCGCATCCACCCCCATAATTAGCGTTGACTAAAAAGTTACTCAGCTGAAATAGGGCCGTAGAAACGAACCCACTTCTTCTCGTTCTCGCCTGTCGCATTGTACTTGAATGCGTCTCCTGCACTCACAGTAATAGTTGCTGTGCCAGACTTGATGTTCATGCCATAAGCGAACACGTAAATTACGCCATCTTCGAGATCAGCTTCGGTTGGAGCTGTGTCACTACTCCACAAGCGGAACTCGTCTGCTGCAGGAGCGGTGTCGTCATCATCATCGTCACCATCAACCCAGATGTGACAGTTGCCCTTCAAGCCAAGAGCGTCACTGACGAGAACACCATTGCGTGTTGCCTCTTCACCTTCAACGTCCTCAGTGTAGCTGCTCTCACCACGACGTACATAGTGAACCAAACGGTCTTCACCAACAATTAGACCGCTGTTCTCGTAGCCGCAATCATTGAACGTCGGCTCAATCTTAATCTGAAGCTCACCGAAGATGCAGTACAGACGTGTCACCTTCCAACCAAGTCTCTCATTGGTGTAAGGCTCCATCGTGACCTCTGGATGCTTGCTCCAGTCAATGAGCTGCAAGCTCTGACCAAGATTGTTACCAACGAGGAAGAGACCGGACTTAGGCTTGTCTGCACCACCGTAGTATAGCTTGATGAGAGACATTACATCCTCAAATGTCCACTTGCCACGATGCTTCACCTCACGCTTCACCTGCCAACGAACACCATTGGTTGTATAGTCCCACTGGTCGTCACCCATGCTTGAACGTACAAGCATCTTGTTCTGCTGAGAAATGAGAAGCGTACGGTTGCCGGCAGCCTTGAACTCACGCAACTGAGCCTCTGCCTTGACAGCCTCATCGTAAGGTATCTCCATGTTCTGGTCGGCAAGATACTTTGATACGATGCTTGTCATACCTCGCTTCTGCAAGTACAAGTCGTCTGGAGAAGGAATGACAGTATTGGGGTCAACCCACTTCTGAGTCTCATACATGGCATTAGCCATACGTACTAACTTCGTACCTGCTGTTATGATATTGGTATTGCTTGCTGTTGGAGAGGTTGCTGTTGGAAGACTGCCATACTGGTCTGTCGCAGCCTGCTTAACACCGTTGGTTGCAATACAGGTGATGGTGTCGTCGTTGTTCACGCTCTTTACAAAGAGCTGGAGGGGACGACGGCTCTTGACATTGGTACCACCGATAAAGTCGTAGCCTTTGACTCCCTTGACCATAAGAGTGTCGTATGCTCGAACTTTCTTCTGGTCGGCATTTACCAACGTGATAGTATTGCCATTAACAGATGCAACCGTAACGATTGGTGTGCCTTGGTCAATTGCATAGTGTTTCACTTCCATGCTATGAACGTTCACGGACTTTGCCATCAGCATAAGCTGCATCAAAGAGTTCTGATCACGTTCAAACATGAAAATTCGTTTGTCAACTTCGGGCATTACAAGTTCGCCCATACCTCCTGATGCGTTCTCTACTCCACTGACGGTAGTAGGCGCACCACCTAACTGTGTCTGAAGACCAGCGGAACCAGCACTTGGAGTAAGTTCAGGACTATCTGGCGTGTTTGCACTGCCAGAGTTCTGTTGCTGGGTTGTTGTTACTTCTACGCTCATTTTAATTTGTTTTTATTTGTTATTGTTATGTTTCGTTTTTGCCGGTACCTTGACAATGCTTTTCTTCACAAAGCCTTCGTTATGTATAGCTTTGCTTGCTTCCATTAACGCACTTACAGTGGTACAGGCACCACCGATATGTGTTCGCAATCCTGCACTTCCTTGTGAGGGTTCACGTGGCTTTGTATTTGGAAATTCTACACTAATGCTCATGACGTATTATTTTGCAGCATTTGCAAAGTCAAAGATGTCCATGTTTCTTTTGTTCTTGGGCGCACCGCCATTCTTGCCGTTCAGTGGCGCAGTGCCGTCGCCTTTGTCTCGCTTGCGCAAGCCTTCCACAATTTTGTCATTGCGTCCGGCAACACGTCCCTCTTCACTTGCTGAGGCTACATCGCTGTCATGGTTGATGGCATTCACGAACATTGCAAGAGTCTCTTTCGAGAACTTGCCCATAACACCGTCACGGACCACGGTCAAAACGGCATCAACTACAGCGTCAATCTGTTCGTCGCTCATGCCACGCTCTTCTTGGAACTGACGAAGGGTTTCAAGACTTGCGTCCATGTTCTTCTCATATTCCTCGTCAAGCTGTCTTGACTTGGCTACACGCTCCACATAGTCCTTGTTGGCCTCGGCTATCTTCTCCTGCATTTCAGGATCGTCAAGTACGTCCTGTATTTCTATGCCGAAGTTTTTGACAAGCCCGACGTAGGGGTCGTTACCATTGTGCATATCAGCAAGGAACTGCGCACTTCTCGGGTCAGCGGCAAACATGTCGGACATGGCCTTTTCCCTGTCCTTGTAGCCGCTAAGATCCTGCTCGTATTGGTCGTAATCGTCGTAAATCTGACCGTAAATCTCCTCATCATCCTCGAACTTCTTGTCGGGATATTTCTTTCGCAGCCGTTCCAACTGTTGGTCGCGTCTGCTCTTAACTCCGTTGTTATCAGCCATTATCTTCAAAATCTTTAGAATGTGTCATATTCATTTGCAAAAATACCTATATAAGATGTGGACTGACTTTTAACTTTTGTGACCTCGTTTCTGTAACTTTGAGGAAACAATCGGGCACTTTTATGAAATACTTTGGCAGCATTCTTGAATTTACACGCGAACGTAATAACGACCTCATGAGGGCATATCGGGAGAAACTCGCAGAGGCATCCATCATCGTGATGCCGGTCATCTTCGAACTTGTCGCTCAGTCTCCGGCTTCTCGCTTTTGGGTGAGCGAGGAGAGGGCTGCTATTGTCATTTCAGCAATGGCAGCTGGAAAACCGATGCCAAGGATGAGGAGCAACAAGCGTGAAATGTTTGAGGAGATTTACCGAAGGTTCGTTATACTACGTGAGAAACAGCCCGACAAATCGGTGTACGAACTTGTGACGAAAATAGTAAATCAACCTGCACCGAAATTCTATCTCACGCCTCGTACAGTGGGCGAATTTATTTACCGAATAAAGAATGGATGGTATGACAACCAATATGATAGATACAGAGATTGCACGCTTACTCGCTGAAAACGACCGGCGAAATGAGGTGATGTTCGCTCACTTCGACCCGGTCACGGGTGAAGGGTCCATAGGGGAACGTGTGCGAGTTTGTATCTCTGACTTTGCCATACCCGTCCAATGGCTCCCTGTAGAGATGATGAAAATACAAATGGTGAAGAAACTTGTCAAGGCTGGGTCTATCGACAAGTTTCTTTCGTCTGTTCTCCATGTTGAGCCAAACGATGATGATTACATCAAGGTCTCGCGTAAGCTCATAAGGCTACGCTTCAAACACGACTTCCCTTTCTGGGCGGCTACGCTCGTCTATATCCACAACAAGAAGGCTGGTAAGGACGTGTTGTTCCGGCTTTACTATCCGCAGCGTATTTTGGTGTCTCGTTTTGAGGCAAAGAGAAAAGCTCGTCTCCCTATACGACTAATATTGTTGAAGGCTCGACAGTGGGGTGGTTCTACTACAACACAGCTCTACATGGCATGGCTTCAGTTCAACCATCGAAAGGGACTAAATTCACTTATCATTGCACATCAAGGGGCGGCTTCTGACGAAATCAAGGATATGTTCGACCTCATGATTGACAGATACCCGGTAGAGTTCCTGCACAAACTGGGTGAGGCATATTCCGAGAACGAGCCGAAGTTGGTTGGTGTAGGTAAGTCTGGCTCCACTCATCGCGTACCACAACGCAATTGCAAGATTAAGGTTGGCACTGCTGAGCGTCCTAATGGATGCCGTGGCGGTGCCTATTCTCTTGTGCATTTGTCAGAGGTCGGCTTGTGGCAAAAGACAGAAGGTAAGTCACCGCAGGACATCGTGCGTTCGGCATGTTCCGGTATTCTTTTGGAACCATTCACGATGATCGTAATGGAGAGTACACCGAATGGAACAGGAAACTTCTTCCACACAGAATATACAGCTGCTGCAGATCCTACAATCAAATCACAATATGAAGCTCTTTTTATATCGTGGTTTCAGATTGAGCAGTATTCCAAACAGTTTGCTTCAGCTGACGAAATGCGTGAATTTGCACAATGGCTGTACGAAAATAGAGAGAATGCCTATGTGCCGTCAAATCGTGAGGAGTCCGGACGCTACCTTTGGTCGTTATGGGAGAAAGGGGCTACACTGGAGGCCATCAACTGGTATATAGAAGAGCGTGCAGGTAAGGACGACTTTGCTGTAATGGCTTCCGAGTTCCCTTCTGATGATGTGGAGGCTTTCGTTCATTCTGGTTCTATGGTGTTCGACAAATACCGTGTCAAGAAGTTCGAGCGGTTCTGCAAGCAACCTCAGTATATCGGTGAGGTATATGCTGATGGAGACGAAGGAGAGGATGCACTTTCCAATCTCCGTTTCCGTGCAGACAGGCAAGGATTGCTTTCTATATGGGCTATGCCGGAAACATTCGAAGGCTACGAAGTTGTCAACCGTTATCTTACCGTTGTCGATGTGGGTGGACGTTCCAATAAAGCTGACTGGTCTGTTATCGTGGTATTCGACAGGCTTAGTATGATTGATGGTAGCGAGCCGCCGTCTGTGGTGGCTCAGTGGTACGGACATTGCGACATAGACCAACTCGCTTGGCGTGCAGCACAGATAGCGGCGTTCTACGACAATTCTCTTCTGGTCATTGAGTCTAACACGTTGGAGACTCACGACAAGGAGCGGCAGGTGGAAGGTGGCGACCAGTCGCAATATATACTCAATCAGAGTTCAGACATCTACCCGAACTTGTATGCACGCAAGCAGTCGGAGGATGAAATAAGGGAGGGCGCACCGCGTAAATATGGCTTCCATACCAATGTGTCAACAAAGCCGATGATTATCTCTACCCTCATCAAGGTGGTACGCGACCGACTCTATATCGAGCGCGACAAACGCTGTCTGGATGAATACAACACCTATGAGCGAAAACAGAACGGTGCGTATGGTGCTATTACTGGCAAACATGACGACTTGCTTATGACACGTGCAATAGGTCTGCATATCTGCTTCCGGAAAATGGATATGCCTGAATGGGTTCCTATTGTTAACCGTACACTTAGAAAAGACAGAAGCCCCGTTTCCGAGGCTTCCATCTGATAGTTTTATTAAGACGCTTGTAGCATCTGCTGTGCCTGTTGCATGGCAGATGCGTTTGCGTTTTGCTGAACCTGCTGCGCAAGTTCCGGAGAAATGCCATCCGGCACCTTGCCTTGTTCCAACTGTTCCCTTTGTGACTTGATGCTCTGCAGCAACTCGTCGGCAAATGGAAAGTCGCCGTGTTCCAACAGCTGCTCCACGCTGATAGCGTTCTTTTCCCACAACTGCATAAGCATGTCGTTGGTTAGAGCGCGGTATGCTGGGGTTGCTGTGCTCTCCACAATCGAAAGGTCAAACTCTACGTCGCGTATCTTCTTCGGGTCGTACTCCACAATGGTAGAGTTCTTTCCTGCAATGTTGAATACACGTGGCGTGTCGTAAAACTGCTGAATGTTCTTCACGTCCTTATACGCACCTTCTTTTACGAAAGAAGAGAACGTGTCGAGCAAGTCAAGCAGAGACGTTGAGGCGTTCTGTGCCTGTTGATTGTACAGACTGGCCGACATACCCGAATAACCGGGCTTGCCTTGCAATGCGCCGTTAACGCCGGATATGTCTTCGAAGAACTTCAACTGCATGCTCAGCAACTCTGAGATACCTATCTGTGTGCAGTTGTTGGCTATCTGCTGAGGCAATGGCGTTCCGGCCTTCGGTGTCCTGATCATGATGATGCCGTTGAAGCGTGCCCATTCGTCGGCAACGTCGTCCATTGACATCCCCTTCGGTAAACAGTCTTCCGGGAACAATAACACACCTTTTGCCGAAGCTCGCATAATCCAGTCGTACATCGTAATCAAACGGTTTGTGTATCGCTGCTGGTCTATTACATTGCTGACAAAGCTATGTATCTCACCGTCGATGAACGGATATGCTTTGAACACATACGGATGGCTCTTGTGCTCGTATGGGGTTTCGCCTTCTTCCAGAATGTCACCAAACGGAGTGAGCATGTAATAATACCAGTAGCTATCCATAAACCACTCCCAACGGATAAGCGGCACATCTCTCTCGTCCATACCAAGCTCACGGGCCTCTTGTAAACGTTTGTTGTTTTCGTCTGTTACAAGGGCTTGGAAATCCTCAATGTCTATCTTGAACACATCGCCGTTGTTTACGTCATGGCAGCGGACACGTGGTTTGCTTTCCTTCCTCCACACTTCTATTACACGACAACGTGTCACATCATACGGAACAAAAAAATCAAAGTTGCCCTGCAAAGGATGGCCAAAATGATTAAACGTAGCACTGAGATACGATTTGTCTTTGGCAAACTTGTATATCTCGGCCAGACGGTTGTAATCGTTTCCGTCCTTGGCAAAGCGTCCGCACAGTTCCTCAAACGATATGTCATGCACCTCGCCCACACAACTGCAATCCCAACCTCGAAAATCCCTCATGTTGTTATCGATGAAGAAGTTGTTGGGCTGTACATAGTCGGTCCAACAGTCCAGCTTGTTTTCTCGCCAGCCATACCACTTACGCTGCACGACAAAGCCCGATATAAGGAACTCCTCCATACATCGTGCGTTTATTTCTGTCATGCGGTTCAGCTGCATGTTGCATTGCAACACGGTACTCATCGTCTCGCCATAACGCTGCTCATCGCGGTCTCGTGCCGTACAAGTGGGTTCTTTGGATTGACTGCGGTATATACCAAGTACAGCTTGTACCATACGGCGAATGAGGTTGTTCTTCAAGGGTACATTACCTTGCTTCTTGATGAGTTCCTCTTCGCGTATTTTTCGACCATTCACACAAACGTAGTCATCCCACTGCCGTCCGTAGGTGTAGTTCTTGTTACGTTCACGGTCTCTGCGGAACGTATCCATAGCAAGCCAATACTGCTGGGCTTGCCACAATACCTCAAATGCACGGTTACCGCCCAACGTGTGCTTGGCTGTAGCTACGCTGTCCATTCCTTCATGAGGCATGACAGCACTCGCCTTATGTAATTTTCTTCTTGCCATATTTTTATAATTTGGGACGGTGCAAAGGTAATTCCTTGCACCGTCCTTTGTTGTTTAACTATTGTTGCTTACCATTTCGAATATTGTTCACAGCGTCAACAAGTTCTTTCTTCTTCTCGTTGAGTTCGGCTTCAAGCCCCTTGCGCTCCTCATCCGAGGCTGCGGCTTTCAACTCCTCGTTGATATCGTCAATGTCTCCCGAATAATCTTCGTACGTTTCCAATATGCGATACTCGGGCGAGTTGTTCAACCACGCTATCTTTTCCGCATAATCAAACACTCCGTCTGCCGTGTCGTTCTCATAATGGTTCAACCTCGTACGCAATTTCTCGCTTTCTTCCTTTATTCTGAAATACTCATTATTAACGGCTCTGTATTCTGTACGTTCGTCACCGTTTTTCACAAGTCTGTTCAGCAAGAGGAAACTGCGAGGATCATACTCTCGATCGCCAATGACGGTTTCACTCATTTTCGTGAGCCTATCAATGGTTGACGATACACCACCAAAGATGCCGTTCAGCAAATATTCCACCTGCGCAGGGTTGATGTCAATCTTGCCACTTGTGTAGGCATCACCACCGGTGGCCTCATTCAGTGCTTTTGACAACCCAACCAAGTATTTGTTGGCACTCTTGTACGCCTTAGTCCATTCGGGCATATCCTTGTTGAAAGGAGTGTCCTTGTAGATTGGCATACCTGTCCAACTCTCATTGCCTATCACTTCGGCAATAGGTTTTATCGCACTCGGAACGAATGCCTTGAAACCACCGCTACCTTCCATAATGTCGATTGGCAACATCTGGCTAACTTGGCTTGCCATTTGGTGTGCGAGTTCCCCTGCAGTGTAATGTTCCTTACCGTTCATCGCGCTCACCATCAACTCGCCCATGCCGTACATTGCGCGATACTCAACTGGCAACGGCATGCTTATCCACGACTTGTCCATGCCGGGTAAACGGAACACCACATTGCTCCTGCGTACATATTCGGGTAGGTTGAAGTAGTCGTTCTTGTCATCCTTGTCGTCGTCTCCGTCACCACCGCCAATGCTCGCCATCAATGCACCAAGCAGGAACATTGCGGCGGCTCCTGCAATGGCTTTCTTCGGATGCCGTTTGAACTGCCGACCGAAATTAGTAGAACCTTGGAGGGCTGCGTTCCAGAACACATAAAAACTGCGACCAAGCCCTGAAGTAAATGCAGCTACATTACCTATTCCTGTTTGTCCGTTTGTCTTCCAAAACTTTGCGCCACTGCCTTTCTTGTTGAAGTTCACACTTATCTCCTTGGCATCGTACACGCTGCGGTCTATCGTGCGTCCCAACTGACGTGAGGTCATAAAGGCGGCAAAGCGTGCGCAATTCTCCACGGCACGGTTGTACTCGTCAAGACGCTCGCCTAACAAGTCCCAAGCCTTTCTGATTGGCATCTGTCCGTTGCTCTTCTTCAACTCACGCTTGATGTCATTCTTACGCTGTTCGATGTCACGGATGTTGGCATAACCTGTCTCACCACCATTCATCATGAACAGATGGAACATCTTCTCCGTTTCATCGTTCAAGTCGAGTGTACCATTGCGCAACTTGGCAAGAAGTACCTTCATCTTCGCTGGATTGACCTTTGCAACATTTTTGTGGAAACGCCAAGCATAGTTCGGACTTTCCTTTACCCACACCATAGTGTTGGCATACATCATGTCGCGCATAAAGTTCGAAACAACGAAGTCTGGGTTACGCGTGGTGTAAAATGCCGACAACTGACGATTTATGGTCTCACCTAATCGCATGATTGCACCTATTGCACCTGACACGTCATTGTCTGGGTTGGTCTGTCCGTTCAACGCCTGTGCAGCTCTCGGATTGCCGTTGATGGTGAGTATGATGTCGCGGCCGTTTCTCTTCACCAAAACTTGGTGCTGTCGAAGGTCACGGCTCTCCACAACGCGGTACGGAATAGCAGGATTGTCCTTCTGCTTTCTGAAGTGTGCAGGGTCGTTCTTCGCGGCTTGTTGCATCGCATATTCAAAGTCTCGCATCTTGCGCTCCACCTCAGCAGGACTGTCATCTTCCTCAATGCGTTCCGTCCCTTGCAGGTCGCCAGAGTTGATAGGTTGCCACTCGTCTGCAACGTCATTGTGCCATAGCCACAGGTCGCTCACGCTCACAAGGTCACTCGGATGGTTCAGCGCGAAATTCAAGAACTTCTGCTTCACCAAAGTATTACGGTTACCCTGCATTATCGCGCTTTCAGCCATAGCCTCCATATTGGCAAACGGGTCGTCAGCCTTACTCTTGCGTCCCTTGGCGGTCTTGATTGGAGCATTAAATGCGCTGTGCTTGTCCGTCAAGTATGCATACGCCTCATCGCTCGTCTTGTCGTCAAAGCCACGCAGAGGAATATAATTCCCATACATTCCGCTGATGTCGTCGTAGGTCGCCTTGTTAATAAGTCCGCTTTCGTAGGTTTTCTGCAATGTGGCTTTCGTTACGGCATTCACCTTGTCCCACAAGCCATCAACCCAATGGTCTCTTTCGTAGTCGGATACCATTTGTTGCGCCTCTGTTTCCGCATCAAGCACATTGTCCATTCCAGTCAAAGCGGTCAGTCCTGCATAGTCTCGTTCGCGATTTATCAAGTAAAGTTCTTCTTCACGATCTTGCATTCGCTGCTTTACGTCTTCAAAAGCATCAATCGCATCTTGGTCTAACGGATCATTGTCAACAGCCTGCTGAGCAGCAAGAACTTCTGCAAAGAACTCCGAGCGAGCGTCCTTCTCCGCAGCCCTCCGCGCCATTACCTCGTTACGCTCCAATCCGTGCTTGGCCATCATATAGTCTGTCAACTCAGCACGCTCGTCCGCTGTCTTGGCAAGTTTCGCCACCTCCTCAAGCATTGGCTTGAACAATGTCTGCGCAAATGCGGTACACTCTGCTTGGTTCACAGAAGAAAGGCGATTTTCACCAAGATAGGCATTCTCATACCCTGCCACATCCTCGATATATGTCTTGCCATTACCCTCTGCTTTGAGTATCGCGTCCATAGCCTCTTTCAGTCCGAGCATACTGTCTTGCAGTGCCTCTTGCATCTGGTACATTCCACGACTTACACGCTGCTCATATATGTCACGTGCCATCGCCTTGTTGTACTCCACACTGTCACCGTCGCGGAACATAATGCCCTCATCTGCAACATTTTCGTCAGAAACTTTGGGATTTACAAAATCTTTGACTACCTTTGTCGCAGTATCAAGGACTTGCTTGTCTATTTCCTGCTGAACCGGTTGTGACGCTGAGGAGAGATAAGCGAGTCCTTTTTCTTTATCTACCCACTTCAATGTCTTGTTATTTGCAATCGGCTCTACAATATTTTTGAACTCCCTGCCGTGGAACGAACGCACATCATTCACTTCGAGATATTCCGCACCCTGCTGTATCTGTCTCTTCAATTCAATAGCCACACACACATTTTTGCCATTGCGGTCTCTCATGTCTGTAAGCACACCAATTGTGTCCTCGCTACGTTGGAACACGAATATAGGCGAAGACAAGTGTTGCGGCATATTCATTATGGCAGATACATCTACTTCATGCTTCTTCTCTGAACCTTTCTTTATTACACGCTGACGCATAACAATAGGCAAGTTTGGGAGGAATGTACGCATTACTCCTTGTGGTCTGCCAAGATGCAGCATCTCATTCTTATCCATTTCGCCATTCTGATAGCGTGTAAGTTCATTGTTGAAACGCTCGTTAGCAGTCTGTTGTTCACGCTTACCATCACTGAACTTAGTATCACCGAAACCTGTCTTCCTGCGCATAACCTCAGTATCAGCGGCATCGAACACGGTAGGCTTACCACCATTCTTCTTACGCTTGTATGCCTCATGCAGAACAAACGCCCAGTCCTTATCACCCCACTTCCTCTTGCCGGGGATTTTCAATCCGTCCAACAATTTTTGTAGAGCCTTTTGGAGCATGGCTTTCAGTTTGCCCCAGAACGTAAGTTCTTCGGCACTCATCTTCTCGAAGCCTTTCTCACCGATACGTCCGGCAAGGTCGGCACCATATTCCTCTGTTGCATCACGCTTGAACTGCTCACGTTTCTTTCCGGCCTCGGCATGTGCTGCTGCCATATCTGCATAGTATGAAGCGTTGGCATCCTCACCATTGGCTACATGCTCCTTGCGTTTCTTCTCACGTATGCGGTCCACCTCGGCATCGTACATCTTCTGCGCCATGCGGTCAATGGTACCGCGTATCTCGTCCTTAGACACACGATAGAGTTCATCAAGGGCATTGTTCAGCTTAGCTTCATCAGGGAACAGCACGCGCAAACCATCGTGACCCACAACCTCATGCACAAACGTATTCTCAACGTCTGCCATGTTAGCATTGTTGGGAACAACAATAGTCACCTCGCCGGTCATAGGATTGAAGCTACCCTTCATTCTGCGCTGGCGCACGGAAGGTAATGCAGCCACTTCTTCCTCTGTACGGATGATGCGTACTGGAGTATGCAGACGTTCGGACAGTTCGGTCACTCTCTCGCTCATCGCACTTTCCATTGCTTCCTTCGGTTCGCCTACCCACTTGCCGGCCATCTTCGCATTGATGCGTGCTATGTCTTCGTTGCTGACGAATGGCGTGTGTCCTTCGCGTCCGGGAATAACATCGCGGCTCTCCCAGTTCTGTTTGTCGAGTGCAAGACTCTCCTCCGGTGTCAACTCCTTGCCGTCAAGTTCAAAGCGGTAACCCATCTTCTCCAACTCTCTGCGCACTTGTGGCACAAAGCGGTTGTAGTCACGGTGGGTCTTCAGCTCCTCACGCTTTCCCGGATGCTTCTTCCAGTACTCGTCAATGAGCTTAGCTTCCTCCTCACGGGTGAGCACCTTGTCTATCTTGCTCCAGCGTGAAAGATACAGCGTGCGGCCATTGTTCCACTGATGGGCACCGGTAGGCAACAGAGCATAGTCTGCGTGGAACGGCTCGTCTATCTCCGATTTCGGGATGAGGCTGCGTACCACAACAAGGTTAGGTCTCTTGTATGCCTCGCCAAACTGCGTGTTCAAAGGTGTTTCGATGGCATGGTCGTATGGGTCGTATGCTGCCCACAAGCCCTTGTCTTCGGGGTTCTTCTTCAGGAAGTACTGCAACTGTGCCTCCTTGGTCTTAGGCTTCACGAATTTCAAACCGTCATTGATCTGCAACTCTGTACTCTTTTTGCCGTCAACCATGATGTAGCCATTCTTGTTGAGCTCGTCCAGCTTGCGCTGCTGCTCCTCGGTGAGTTCTACCTTTGGAGGTGCAGAATAGTTCCAACGTCTGCCTTCCAATGTTCTGCGCTCGCCTGTCTCTGCATCGGTAAATGCCATAGGTGAACCCAGTGCATCATCCTCAAAGGCTTGCACATTACGGTAAACAGGAACCAACTCACTCTCTGGCAAAGACTCCAGCTCCATTGCCTTAGGGTCGTCAGCATCAAGCAGACGGAACTTGGTCTTGTCTTCTGCGCTCTCATCCTCATCGTCTACAACGACATCAGTAGCTGCGTCAACACTTGCGTCCATTTCGGCATACTTCTTCTCCTTTTCTGCCATTTCTACCTTCATGGCCTCGGAATATTCCTCAAACTGACGCTTGGCTTCTTCGAGTTCCTTTCCAAACTCAAACGGCTTACCTTCACGCTGCTTTAGTTGTTCTAACTCTGATTTGCCGTGCTGTACCATACGTGTAGCAATGTCGAACCGCTCGGCAAAGTCCCTACCTGTGATTACATTCTCGGTGATGTCTTCAACGGCATTGCGCAATAGCGACTGCTTTACAGGAACATTATTCAGACCAAGTTCAGGACATGAGTAGCTCATTCTACGATGTATCTCGGCAAACAGCAGTCCGCCATTGTTCACAGTCTCTCGCAACATCTCTGTCTTGACAACAAAGTCGTAACCTCCCAATGACAAAGTAAGAGCATTTGTCTGGACGTTATTGCCGGGGTTCTCTTTCATCGCCTTTACTGCATCGAGGATTTTCTTGTTGTGTTCCTTGATGAAGTCAGCCATGGCATCAACCGAAGCAAATTTCAGTTTGCCAACAGTTATCTCTGTGAACTTACCATCGGGGAATGCCTTTTGCACTGCAAGCAGCTGGGCGTTAGCTTCCTCTGCTCGTTGCTCTGCAGCCTTTATCTGTCCCTCCAACTTTGGCTTGGCATTGTGAATATAGGTTTGGTCGGCTTCCCACTGCTTTTTGCGGCTTTCGTACTTGCGCACATTCTTCTCCGCATTGTTTTTCAGCAGGGCGTATTCACTACCAGAGAGTTGAGCAACAGTGTCGCCGAACACATCTTCTTCCTCTTCAAGCACACGGTTATTCATGCTGTCCTGCATCAGTCGGTCACCCTCCATAACACTATCAGCAATCGCACCTTTGGTCTTCAATCGCTGATATGCAGTTACGTCAAGACTATCTTCCACACCAAAACGAAGCACACGGACTGGTTTATTCCATTGCTTGTGAAGATTGCCCTGTCGCAGGATGCGGCCGTTTCGTTGCGTGTAGTCCATCGGACGGTTTGGCGCATCAAGGTGTATAAGGGTATGCAGACGTTCCTGTATGTTTACACCAGTACCAAGGGTTGCAGTACTACCGAGAATAACACGCACCGCGCCTCGGTTAACCTTGTCGAAGATTTCCAACTTCTTCTTGATGGTCATGCCGGGCTTCATTACGATAACCTCGCTTTCGGGAACACCCTGCTGGATGAGTTTCTTCTTGATGTCCTCATACAGGTTGAAACCGCTGCGCTTATTCTGGTAGTGGTCGGCAAAGATGGCTACAGTACCCTTGTAGTCGTCAGTCTCTTTCAACGAACGCAAGGTTTGGCGTACGGCATCGTTAGTCTTACTCCTCGGATCATCCTCTGCGTGCATTTCCACAAGTCGGGCATCAACAGCTGCTCCTTGAGCAATACCATACATAGTGAGAGGTATGCTGCTGTTTTCCTTCTTCTCCTTGCCGCTCATTTTGTCAAAGCGTTCAAGTTCTTCACGCACATATTTCATCACACTGCGAAGAGCGCGTGTCTGTGGTAGATAGATGTCCTGCGCCTTGCCGCCCTCCATTTCTGGTATTTTCTTCACAAGTTCCGTCTGGTCTTTGGTCAGCACGGTGTCTGCTACCCCTGACCATATACGAACCAATTCGGGCAGGTTCACATATCCGGCAAAGCGGTTCACTTCCTTGAACTTGCCACTTGTGTTGAACTCTGGCATCTGCTGTATATTGCCGAAGTTGCGCACAAAGTCGTCAAAGTAGTAGATACCGTATTCCTTCATGGTGTCCTTTGGCATGAGATAACGCATGAAAGTCCAAATCTCTGCTGCTGTATTACTGATAGGCGTACCAGTGGCGAAGATAACATTGCGACCGTTATTCTTCTCCAATATGGCTTGCGTCTTCAAGTACACGCCTTGCGACTTCTTACTGTATGATGGGTCAACGCCTTTCACACCGCGCTGCATGGCTGTTGCAAAACCGAGGTGTTTGTATTCGTGCGCCTCGTCAATGAGCAGGGCATCAATTCCCATATCATCAAAGTTCTCCACATCATCCGTGCGGCGATCGAGCATTTCCTGCGCCTTGACAGCTGCGTTCTGCTTGGCAACGGCTTTCTTCTTTTCATTGTTGGCTGTGCGCTTCTTTGAGATACCTTCTGACAATGCTGCCATTTCTGCTTGGAGGTCGGCCAATTCCTTTTCAGCACGCCTTGTTATAGGGTCTCTGCCGCTGGAGTCTGCCTCACGCATCTGTTCAAGCACAAGCATCTTTTCGTCTATCTTGTCCTGTACGAACTGCATCTGACGCTCGTCACTGTCGGGGATAAACTCAAAGGTACTCTGAGGTACAACTATCATATCCCAATCGTTGTACTTGATTTTTGCATAGAAATTCTTTCTACCTTCCGCATTGCGGTCATTATCTTCAAGCGTAAGTATCTTGGCATTTGGATAGAGTTCCTTAGCTGAAGCTGCAAATTGTCCTACGGTGGCATTCTGTACCACGATCATAGGCTTGCGTGCCGTACCGAGTCTGCGCATCTCCATTGCGGTGGAGATAAGGGTGAATGTCTTGCCGGTACCAACCTCATGGGCAAGCAACAACGGCTGCATTGTACCTCGTACAATGGCCTTACCTTGGTGTGAGCGCATCTTGAACTTGTGTGTTGCGCCACCGAAGTATTCAGGTACAAAGTCGTCAGGTATGCTCATAGGAACATAATTGTTGAAGCGGTCGTTATACTCTTGCTCCATGCGTGCTGACAAGTCCGCGTCACTCTGCATCTTTCCTCGCGCCCAGTCCTTGAAGTCCTGACGTATCTCGTCTATCTTGGCTGCACATGCTGCCGTAGCCTCACGGTCTGTGATGGTTTCCGTTGTGCCGTCATAATGCTTTTCCGTACGTGACACGATAATGCTTTTGTTCTGGATTGCGGCTGAAATGAGTTCATGGCCCATTATTGTTTTCTTAAGCATTTCACTCACAATACCCATTGCGCGGTTCTTCTCAACGTTCACACCATAGGTCGGGGCTTTCATAAACCATGTTCCACCAGCTGCTGTGAAATGCACGTCTATGTCGGTACGCTCTTTCACATACTCGTCATATAGTTTTGGGTCAAGCCATGACGAACCGAGCGTGAAGTCTATCAAGTGTGCAGGAATATTCATAGGAACCACATCATGCAATGCCTTGATATTCTTGCTGTATTCGCCATTCTCATTGTTGGCCTCAGCTTGTTTCAGCTTCTCTCTCACGTTACCGCTCAGATACTGGTATGACACTTCCATCTGTCGTGTCGTAGGGTCTTCAAAGCCGAGTCCGCTGTCAATGATTTCACGCTTCACTTCCGCCTCGCTCTTTCCGAGCTGGCTTGCAATGTAAGGAACATCAATGCGTCCGTTCTTGAACATACTCACCACAACACCGTCCTTGACATTCTCAGGGTGCGGCTCGCTTTCCTTTTCCACGACACGGCCTTTCATCACATCGGCCTTATCGTAGGTCTTGACAACGCCTCCCTTGCCGTCTCCTTGCTCCTTATATGTCTCCAATGAGAACACATTAGGATAGTCCACATCATTGCGCAACCATGCTAATTGGTTGTTTTTGTTGAAATGGCCGTAGGTATTGACAAAGGCATCGTATGCCTTGTTGAGTTTGGCAATCAATGGTTTCAGTCCTGCATCACTCTCGTTCTCTGTCTGGTACTGCATAACATCAGCCAATGCACTTTTGATGGCAGCATAAGCAGTGAAACACTCCTGCTTGGTGTGTCCCTTTATCTTCTTGTCGTTCACTTCAAGAGGATAGTAACCGCCAAAGCTGGCCAAAACAATCTGGCCGTCTTTCATATACATTTCACCAAGTTTCTTGCCGTCCGCTGACGCATCAAGCACAAGTGAAACATCGTGGTGATCTGTAGTGGTCGCTTTGCTGCTATCTTCTTCAGTGAACGATTTAACGAAATCAACCAGCATCTTGCCTTGGTCTTTGCCGCTTACCGGGTAGAGTCCCTTGCTCGTAGGTCTGAATGTATCACCTTCCTCAAAGGCAAAGCGCATTTCACCGGCCATGTGGTCTGGGTGCTCGATGAAATACTTGTTGTAGTCCATGGAGAGTTGTTTGGCCTTGCGTGCGCCCGGTTCTTCATATTCGGCCGTGCGCTCACCGCTGATGCTGCTCACGTCAATGGCTTGTGCCGACTTCTGACCATTCACTCGCTTGCGGATAACGATGATGTCCGACGTGACGGTTGTACCACCAAAGGTCTTGTTATTCATGCGGAATGCTCCGATGAAGTCCGAACCTCCCTCGTTCACAACCCAGTCGCGCAAAGCCTTGCTGTTATCGAGCGTGCCGTTTGAAGAAATGAAGATACCCAATCCACCCTCACGCAACTTACGCACATTCTTGGCTATACAGAAGTCGTGGATATTGTGGAACTTCTTAGAAAGGTCACTGTCGCCTGTGGTGTCATTCACACGCAACCCGGTAACGAAAGGTACATTGGTAATAGCCAGATCCACACTGCCATTAGGTATGCGTGTCTGCTCAAAACCTTGTATCTCCACCTTGGCATCGGGATAGAGCAATGAGAGAATGCCGCCAGATGTGCCGTCTATCTCAATGGCGTGAATGTTACTGCGCTCGCTTACCGTTGTAGGCATCTGTCCCAAAATGTTGCCAATACCTGCAGAACCCTCTAAGATGTTGCCACTCTTGAAACCAAGCTGATTTGCAATGTCCCAAAGTGTATCAACAACGTATGCAGGGGTGTAGTAGGCACTGTTAGCACTCATAACGGCTTGCTCGTAGGCTTCTTCTCCAAGCAACTCACGTATTTTCTTGTTACGCTCACGCTGTTTCCAGTCATAGCCTCCGTCGCTGAAAGCGGCTCCAAGACCACCCCAACCACTGAACTGTCTAAGTACACTCATCTGCTCGGGAGTGGCTGTCTCACCGCTCTCAAGTAATTCATGCGCCAACTCAATAGCCTTGATATTGGCCTCTATTCTGCCATTCACCGAAGTTGGGGCATGGTCTGCGCCACGCTCTGAATGGTTGTTGCGTGTGTTCTTCGGCTCGGTCAGTCCATGAAGTCCAGCGGACACAGCCCTATCTTTGCCAGTGCTTTGTCCTCCTCGTCCTCCGTTAGGTCTTCCACCTTCTTGTGCAGCTGTTTTGCGAGGGCTTCCTTGGCTTTCTCGTAGTCCTTGCTGTTGTCCACTATTGTCGGCTGGCACTGTTTCGGTGCGTACCGCTTCATCATTTCCTTGTAATCCATTGTCTGATGTATTATCAAACAGCCCGGCAAACAAATCACCTACAGGCTGCTCTGGTTTAACTTTCTTAGTTGCATTTTTCTTGGATGCAGGCTTTGGCTTGTCTGCTGGTTTCTCTGATGATGTTGGCTGAACGCCACCATCTTTGTCACGTCTCGCCACCTCTGCCTTGATATGGGTGCCCATATCCTTGTCATCGCCATACTCCTTGTCGAGTTCCGACAATTTCTTGTCTGAAATTTTAGGGAGCAACGTGTTGAGGCTCTCGATCTTCGACTTCATTGAATGGTCAGTCATGCCCGGATTGAGAATGTCAACAACATGGAGCTGTATGGCAGTGTCTTCTGGCAATGCCGCAACGGCATCCTCGTTAATACCATCCTCGTAGAAGTCGCCAACGGCTTCATGCTTCGGCTCGGCTGACTCGCTTGGCTTATGGCGCAACTGGTCCGAGTGAGCATTAACCCACATGACAGGAGCAAGGCCGGTGTCAATGCGGATGCCGCCCTCATCGTTAGGCTGCACTACAACTGCATCAGTCCATGTGCGGCCACCATCGGTTGAATACTGCACCTTGTCACCTGCTGCATACTCTCCTTCATTGGTCACGCCACTACCTATAAGATATTTGTAGGCTTCACGCTGCACCTGCTTCAGAAGGTCAGAATACGTAACATTGCTGTCAACGAAGACATTTCTACCGTAGCGGTCATTGCCGGTGCCTTCAGGATGGTCAACCCGGAACATGATGTGAGTAACTTCAAGGTCGCTGCCTCCAAAGCCATCTACACCCTTGGCTGCTCTTGGCTCAACACCTATTGTCAGATACAGCTCGCGTCCTTCTTCTAATGGCAGGTGTATAGACACATCACCTCCAATAGGGGAAATGTTGGAAACTGCAAGTGGCTTTTTCTTACGATTGCCTTTCTTATCCGTCTGCTTTGAGTGAGAAGCCTCATAGTGGCTAAGGTTCAAATCAGAAATCAACTGGCTTGCAAGGTTGGCTGCATCCTTGACGGCCTTCTTCTCGGCATTACGCATGTAGCCGTATGCCTCGTTGTAGTCCTTCTCCACCTCGTCAGCCTCATTCTTCCTCGGAATACTCCACATTCATGTAGTCCTCCAAGAATTTACGGATGCTTCCTGCCTCTAAGAGCTGCTGCACAAGTGGCACCTTTAGCATCGACAAAGGAACGTACTGAACAGGAAAGGGGAAATCTTCTATCTCTATTTTCTTCCTTTCGCCTATGCTTCCCTCACCAGTAATAGGGTTGAACTTGGAACGTATCTCGGCATTGCGCATACGGTTCAACGCTATTATCTTGGCTACGTTTTCAGACACGACAAGGGCGGCTGCATTGCGAACGGATGCAGCCTCTCCTCTTGTCTTTGTGTCCTTTGCTATCATAGATATGGAAGATTGATAGTTCATTTATTATGCAGCATGACGCAACATGCCCCATGCCTTGTTTACGGCATCCATGTTTGCGCCCTGCTGTGCTTGTTTCATAATCTCTGGTGACAATGCCACTGGGGTCTGACCATTCTCCAACTGTTCCTGCTGACTGTTGAGGCTCTGCAACAACTCGTCAGCAAATGGGAAGTCGCCATGTTCAAGCAACTGCTGCAAGCTGATTTGGTTGCTGCGCCAAATCTCCATAAGGAAGTCGTTTGCCATCATGCGGTAGGCAGGTGTGCTGGTGCTCTCCACGATTGATAAGTCAAACTCGATGTCTCTAATCTTCTTCGGGTCGTACTCTATCTGTGTGCCACTTCTGCCAGATATATTGAACACACGCTTCGAGTCGTAATACTGCTGTATGTTCTTCACATCCTTATAGGCTGCGTCAATAATAAACTGGCTGAACGACTCTAACAGGTCAAGCAACGAGGTGGTGGCGTTCTGTGTCTGCTGAGAGTACAGCGAAGCACTCATGCCACTCATGCCTGGTTTGCCCTGCAAAGCTCCGTTCACTCCGCTTATCTCCTCGAAGAACTTTAGTTGCAAGTTCAGCAATTCGGTGATGCCGATATTCGTTGAGTTGTTGGCTATCTGCTGCGGAAGCACCTTCGTGTTCTTTGCCTTGATAGCAATAACACCATTGAAGCGGCTCCACTCGTCGGCAATGTCGTTGATGTCCATACCTTTAGGCAGACACTCTTCGGGGAACAGCAACACGCCCTTAGCACTCGCACGCATAATCCAGTCGTATAGAGTGATGAGGCGGTTGGTGTAACGCTGTTGGTCTATGACATCGCTCACAAAACTGTGTATCTCTCCGTCGATGTATGGGTACGCCTTGAAGATGTAAGGGTGGCTCTTGTGCTCATATGGAGTTTCACCTTCCCTAAGTATCTCGCCTGTCGGGGTCAAGTGGTAGTAGTACCAGTAATCGTCCATAAACCACTTGGCTTTGATAAGCGGAATGTCGTCAATGTTCATGCCTTGCTCAAGTCCACGTCTCATACGGTCGTTATTGACAACTTCCACCATATCGTGATAGTCCTCAACGTCAATCTTATATACGTCGCCATTGTTTGGATCGTGACAACTGTAACGTGGCTTGCTCTCTTTACGCCATACCTCGATTACACGGCATCGTGTGTTGTCGCTGCAAACAAAGAAGTCGAGGTTCTTTATTGAGCTGTAACCGAAGTTCTGCATATACGACTGAAACAAATGGCGGTCATGGCACCATGAGTATATGTTTTTAAGTCGCTCAACGTCGGCTGGGCTTTCTGCATATTTCTGTAGAAGCGTCTCGTAACTCATATCATGCACCTCACCGATGAAGTTGCAGTCCCAACCTCGGAAATCACGCATGTTTGAGTCTATGAAGATGTTGTTGGGCTGAACATAGTCTGTCCAACAGTCCAACTTGTTATTACGCCAACCAAACCATTTACGATGAACGGCAAGACCGCTAATAAGATACTCCTCCATTGTACGAGCATACACGTCCGACATGCGGTTCAACTGCATGTTGCACTGGAGTATTGTACTCATTGTCTCGCCAAGTTTCTGCTCGTCACGGTCACGAGCTGTACAGATTGGCTCCTTTGCTTGCTGACGATATACACCAAGCACGGTATTGACAAGTCTGCGGATGAGGTTATTCTTCAAAGGAACGTTGCCTTGCTGCTTGATATACTCCTCCTCGGTCATCCATTCTCCGTCAACCTTGATGCGGTCTTTCCATTGGTCGCCATAACAGTAACGCTTGTTGCGCTCTCTGTCCTTGCGGAAGAGGTACATGTTATTCCAGTACATCTGCGCCTCCGCAAGTATCTCAAATGCTCTACCGCTATTGTGAGCCTTTGAGTATGCCACCGTATCAAGGGTCGGGATTTGCGCTCGGATACGGCTCATAGGTAAAAGTCTTTCCGTCATAACTATTTGTTTTATGAGTGTGTGAACATTGGTGTGCAAATATACAACACCAATGTCACACACGCTTTTTATTTATTTACGCTTACTTCTTTCTCGCATCGTCAAAGGCTCGGATGCGCATTACCATTTCTTGCTTCAGAGTGTTTATTTCCGCTTCGAGTTCCTTACGCTCTTGGTCGTCTGTGGTCTCTTTAAGTTCATCGCTGAGTTCCTTCACATCGTAGTAATACTCGTCCACAATCTCGTAACGTCCGTATTCGGGTGAGTTATACATGAAGTCAAGTTTCTCGGCTGCACCAATGATACCTTCTGAGTCTTGGTTCTCGTAGTGGTCTACAAGTCGCTTGGTCTCACGATACTCTCCGCAATACTTCCAGTACTCGGCATTATATCGCTTGGCTGCGGCATTCTCGTCGCCACTCTTGATAACACGGCTTGCCAAGAGGATGTTGCTCCAGTCGAAATCTTGCTTTCCTGCAACCATCTCGCCTGCCTTAACCATCTTGTTGGCGGTGGTGGATATTCCACCGAAGACTCCTTCAAATAAATGTTCCAACTTAGACGGGTTCCAGTTTGCCCAACCTCGCTTCACATCGTCACCTCCAGTAACCTCGTTGCACCACTTTGAGAAATCAACTACCAACTGATTGGTACGCTTACTTGCCTTTGTCCATTCGGGATCTTCCTCGTTGTAAGGAGTCTTGCGGTAGATTGGCATTCCCTTCCAGTCTTTGTTGCTTATATATGCTTCTGTAAATGGCTTTAGATAAGAGGGCATAAACGAAGAACCATCTTCCATAAAGTCAAGAGGCATCATTGAGGACAAAGAGCCTGCTATCTCCTTAGCTATCTCTTCGCCACTCATGCGCTCCTTGCCACTGGCTAAGCTGCTGAATAGCTCTCCAAGTCCGTAGATGGCTCGTTGCTCGATGCCAAGAGGAATACTGCAGAAGCTCTTTGTGCCTGGTATCTTGAAGCAGATGTTGCTACGACGAACATACGAAGGTAGGTTCCAGTATTCATCATCGTCACCACCACCAATGCCTGCAAGCATGGCACCAAGCAGGAACAAACCTGCATCCATTGCAAGGGCTTTGGCGGTATGGTGCTTGTGAAGACTCGCAAAGTTGGTCGTACCCTGTACGGCTGCGTTCCAGAACACATAGAAGCTGCGTCCTATTCCGCTAATTCTTGCACCTTGATTTCCAAGTGAATACCATTTGCCCTGCCCTGTCTTGTTGAGGAATTTTGCGCCTGCGCCCTTCTTGTTGAAGTTCACACTCACTTCCTTTGCATCCCACACACTACGCTCTACACTGCGTCCCATTTGGCGACTGGTAAGGTAGGCGGCAAAACGAGCACAGTTCTCTACGCTGCGGTTGATGTCGTCCAGCTTGTCGCCAAGAAGCTTCCATGCTGCTTCAACAGGAATGCTTGCATCCTTCATGCGCACATACTTCTTGATGAGCTTCTTCTGCTTCTCGATGTCCTTCACTACGGTGTAGCCTGTCTCACCGCCATTCATCATGAACTGGTGGAAGGCTCGCTCCATTTCGTTGTTCATGTCAAGTGTTCCGCTGTTGTGCTTCTGCAATAGCTTATAGAGCATAGCAGGATTGCACTTCAAGAAGTTCTTGTTGAACTTGATGGCGTAGTTAGGTGTCTCTCTTACCCACATGGTGCTGTTGGCATAAAGAGCATCACGAAGGAAGTTACTCAGCACAAACTCGGGGTTACGGGTTGTGTAGAAGGCTGACATCTGACGGTTAATGTATTTACCTGCTTTGACAAGCTCGCCTATTTCCCCTGCATTTTCGTTGTCGGGATTGGTAAGCCCGTTGAGGGCTTGCGCCACTCTCGGACTACCATTGATGGTTAAGATATAATCCTCTCCTCCCATTTTCACATGAACTTGGTGTTCGTTGAGGTTCTTGCCAAGTGCAATGTAAGGTATGTTGGCTGCATCCTTGCCTCGCTTGTAATGGTCGGGGTCTGACTCTGCAAGCTGGCGCATCTGCTCCTCGAAGGCTTCGGTCTTTGCAAGTACATCGTCTGCACTATCGTTCTCGTCGATGTTGGCGGTTACGGCTTCCCATTGGTCTTGCACATCATCGTAGCGGAGCCACATCTTGTTTACGCTGACGGCATCGCTCGGATAGTTCATGGCAAACTTCAAGAACTTCTGCTTCATCATATTGCGATTGCCCTGCACAATGGCACAATCTGCCATGTTTGCAATGGTCGCTATTGGTCGTCAGCTATGCTCTTACGTCCTTCTGCCTTTTTCAATGGACTGCTGAAACCACTCTTCTCATGTGTCAGATAGCTATACACCTCGTCACTGGTGGTTGCGTCGAAGCCTCGCAACGGTATGTAGTATTCGTACATGCTGTTGATTTCATCGAAGCCTGCCTTACTTAGCAAGCCTGCTTTGTAGGTCTTCTCCAATGTAGCTTTGGTGCAGGCGTTTACTCTTCCCCAGAGTTGGTCTACATCGTGGTCGCCTTCAAAGGTGAGGACAAACTGCTTGGCTAACGACTCGGCTGTTGCAAGGTCGTCTTCTCCCATGAGTCCAGTGATACCGCCATAGTCACGTTCACGGTTCTCCTTATACAGCTCGTCTACTCGGTCTTGCATACGCTGCTTCACATCATCAAGGGCATCGAGTGCGTCTTGGTCAAGTGGGTCGTTCTGTACGGCTCGCTCGGCTGCTCGCAAGTCCTTGCCTAACTCGTCCATTGCTGTCTGCTCTGCGGCTCGTCGTGCCATGACCTCGTTACGTTCCAATCCGTGCTTTGCCATCATGTACCGAGTAACCTCATCACGGCTGCTGTTCTCCTTTGCAAGGTTGTGTATCTCGTCAAGCATAGGGTTAAACAGCAACTTGCCGTAGATGTCCTGCTCGGCATGGTTCTTTGAACTTAGGGCGTTCTCTGCCATGTAAGCGTTCTCGAAATCCTTAACCTTCTCACCAGTGGCTTCTGCAATGTGCTCCATCAGTCTGCGCAATGACAACATACTGTCCTGCACGGCTTCACGGAACTGATACATACCGCTTTGTATGGTACGCTCGTAGCGGTCTCGCACAATGGCTCGGTCTCGCTCGTCCATTACATCACCGTCACGATACATATAGCTGTCACCGTCGGCTACCGAAGCTGCGGAATTGTCAGTCTCTGCGAAGTTTCCAACCTTCAAGTCCATTTGCTTGCTTATGTCTTCTGCTTCGCCAAGAATACTACGATACCTGCCTGGCTCCTTCAAGTTCTCATAGCTGCGCCACAAAATATAGCGAAGGTCGGCATCAGTAAGGGTTCTGTTAAGAACGAGTCCTGCCTTTCTAAGCATATCGAGGAAGAGGAACTTTATCTTGCCCCACCAACTCTGATATTCGGCACGGTCAAAGTTCGTGTCTTCTGCCATGCCTGCAAGATACTCCTCGGTTGCAACCTTGAAGTCCCAGTCGTTCTTGGCGGCAAGTCTGTTGATTGCTTCTCGTATCTCCTTGCTGGCGTTGTTATAGACATTCTCCAAGAATGTGTCAAAGTCCTCGCCAAACAACTCACGGAGTCCGTGGTGTGCTACACCCTCATGCAGGATGGTGCGCATAACGTCCTGTCCGCTTGTATGGTTAGGAAGGATGATTGCTATCTTGCCAGTCTTCGTGTCATACCAACCTTTGGCACGGGCACGTCTGCCAGTAAGTCCCTCGGTGTCGGTCTTCACCTCCACATTCAAGCCAAGTTTTCTTGCCACATCATTTACGCTGTCAATAGCTCTGCGTGTCTGACGCTCAACGAAAGCGGCTTTTGCTTGCTCTGCCTTTGTTGGCTTGCCGTTTCTACGACGTGGTTTCTTGGTCTCGGCAAGTACACTGCGCCACGGACTAACCTCTATGGCATTGCCGTCACTTGTAAAGGTGGCGACATAACTATCATACTTGGTACGGAAAGCATCTAAAAGTCTGTCCTTGTTGGCAAAGATTGCGTTCAGTCCTTCTACCTTATAACCTCCATTTCTCCAGTCCAATTCGATAGGAAGAACTTGTCCGTCTTCAAAGGCGGTCTGCTCTCGCTGACGTTCGTCCTTCTTCTGCTGTTCATAGAGACTCTGGTAGTAACTTGCGTCCTGCTTGTTCTCTTTGATTGCTTTCAGAAGGTTCTTGTCGGTGAAGTCGAGGTCTCTACGAACATAACCAGGCATTGACATGGCTACCGAACTTTCGTCATGAGCTGGCTCCAGTTCGTTGTAGTCGAAGGTCTCTGCCTTACGCTGCAAGCCTGCCTCGTCAAGTCCCAACTCTTTCAGACGTTCTGCTGTCATTGGCTCACCACTCTTTCTGTCGTACCAGTCACCACCTGCTTCTTGGTTGAGTTTCTTCGCTTCCTCATCGGTAAGGGCACGCTTCACACGGTAGGCTCCAGTGATGATCATGGCAGGAATGTTCGGGTTGGCATTGGTGCGGTAGATGTAATAACCGTCCTTCGGTATGTAAGGTAGTCCTGCTTGACTGTGCTCATACTTGCCGTTACCATTCACACCATACTCCCACGCTTCCAACTGATAGTCTCGGTCGGCTGCATATTCCACCTCGAAGAACACTACGTTATCGGGAAGACGGTCACGAACTCCCTTTGTGTCGCCTTCTACGGCAAACTGCGATGCGTTAGGATAGGCAGCAAGGTGCTTGCCTGGTCTCCATGCAAGGGGTGCGCCCTTTGCGTCTCGCACGCTCACTCTGCCTCTTGTGTTCTGAATTGGCTCGCCTTGCTTGTCTCGCTTTATCTTGCCAGTGTCGGCATTGAGCCAAGTGTGAGGTGGTGCGCCAACTGCCTCGTCTGCTATCATCTTTGGATGAAGAGTTACGCTGCCATCCTCGTGCTGCTTTACGATAAACACGGCATAGGCGGTCTTCGTGTGCTTCGGGGCGGTCTGCTCACGGAGTGAATAGCGGAGGTCTTTATCCTCTGCTGTTGCATCGGGCAACGAGTCACGGAAACGCTTGTCGTCGTCCGTGTCCTCGTCGGCTTCGTCTGCCTCTGTCACTCCAGTAGCTGCTTCTACCTCGCTATCCATTTCGGCATACTTCTGCTCCTTCTCTTCGAGTTCCTTCTTCATAAGCTCGGTGTACTCTTCAAGATGTTCGTATGCCTCGGATAGTTCCTTGTCATACTGGAATGGCTGTCCTTCACGGCTCTTCACCTGCTCCAGCTCGCCTTTCATACGTTCTGCCAAGTTGGTGTTTCGGGTTAGCTCTTCTCGGAAGCTGTCACCACTAACAACGTTCTCGAAGATGTCCTCGATGGCGTTCTTGAACCAAGCACCGCCTTTCTCGTTTTCCAATCCAAGTTCGGGGCACGAATAGGTGATGCTACGTGAAATCTTAGTGTCCACTGCACCATAATGGTTCACCAACTCCTTCTTCTGGGTGGTGGTTATAGTGAAGGTGACATCGCCAATCTGAACATCTACCTTGCGTGTACGCATATCTTCACCACTCGACTTACGCATTTCTTCGGCTGTCTCGTTTACCTTTTTATTGAGGTCAACAAAAAGGTCTGACATGGCGTTGATGTCTGCATAGGTCTTCTTGCCTACCTTGATTGCAGGTGTCGCATTTTCACCAAAGGCGGCTGCAATGGCATCCAACTGCTGTTGGGCGGTGGCTGCTCTTTCTTCAGCACGCTCAATCTCTCGATTGATACGAGGAATAGCATTGTGGACGTAGGTCTGGTCGGCTTCCCATTGCTTCTTCTTGCTCTCATACTTGCGAACCTCACGCTCGGCTTGGTTCTTCAGCATTGCATACTGGCTACCCGAAAGCTGTGCTACGGTGTCACCGAATACGTCTTCATCCTCCTCCATGCTACGGTCTTCCATGCTGTTCTGCAACATCGACTTGCCCTTCATGATTGAGTCGGCAATGGCTCCCTTAGTCTTCAGTCGCTGATATGCGGTAACGTCGAGTGAGTCCTGCACACCGAAACGCAAGATGCGGATTGGAATACCCATTACCTTATGCAGGTTGCCTTGACGTGCAATTCGACCATTGCGCTGAGTGTAGTCCATTGGACGGTTTGGTGCATCCAAGTGTATGAGGGTGTGCAAACGCTCTTGAATATTCACGCCTGTACCAAGTGTGAAGGTACTACCCATAATCACACGGATTTCGCCACGGTTCACCTTGTCGAAGATTTCCTGCTTCTTCTTGATAGACATACCAGAACGGATGATTACCACCTGCTCGGCTGGCACACCTTGCTCAATCAGTTTCTTTCTGATGTCCTCGTAGAGGTTGAAACCACTGTGCTTGTTCTGATAGTTGTCGGCAAACAGAGCAACGGTGCCGTTATATTTGGCGGTCTCTTTGAGAGAGCGTAAGGTCTGACGTACGGCTTCATTGGTCTTGCTGTTCTTATCATCCTCGGCATCTGCCATAACAAGACGAGCATCAACGGCTGCTGCTTTGGCGATGCCGTACATGGTCAAAGGAATATGGCTGTTCTCCTTCTTCTCCTTGCCACTCATCTTGTTGTACTCGTTGAGTTGTTCCTTCACAAACTTCATGATGCTGCGTAGAGCACGAGTCTGAGGAAGATAGATGTCTTGCGCCTGTCCACCTTCAATGTCGGGAACATTGTCCTTTACGGCTTTCGCCTCGTCGGTGCGCACGGTATCAGCAACGCTCGACCAGATGCGAACCAACTCGGGAAGGTTTACATAACCTGCGAAGCGGTTTACTTCTTGGAACTTTCCATCTGTCTTGAACTCCAGCATCTGTGTCAGATTACCGAAGTTGCGCACAAAGTCGTCGAAGTAGTAAATACCATATTCCTTCATTGCGTCGGCTGGCATCAAGTAGCGCATGAACGTCCATATCTCGGCTGCTGTGTTACTGATAGGTGTACCAGTAGCGAAGATAACATTACGTCCATTGTTCTTCTCCAGTACAGCTTGGGTCTTCAGATACACGCCTTGCGACTTCTTTGAGAACGAGGGGTCGATACCTTTCACACCTCGCTGCATGGCAGTAGCAAAACCAAGATGCTTGTATTCGTGAGCCTCATCAACGAGAAGGGCATCAATGCCCATATCGTCAAAGTCTTCCACGTCGTCGGTCTGACGATCAAGCATCTCCTTTGCCTTTACGGATGCGTTCTGCTTTGCAACGGCTTCTTTCTTGCCGTCACGCTGCTTACGCTTGCCTGCCAACGCCTCTGCTAAGGCTCCCATTTCGTCCTTGCATTTCTCGATTTCCTTCTCGGCTTGACGGATGATAGGATTTCTGTCATTGTCGGAGTCGGCTTCACGCATCTGCTCCAACACCATCATCTTCTCATCTATCTTGTCTTGGATGAAACGCATCTGACGCTCCTCACTATCGGGGATGCGCTCAAATACCGACTGGGGTACAACAATCATATCCCAATCATTGTACTTGATTTTGGCGTAGAAATTCTTTCTGCCTTCCTTGTCTCGGTCTTTGTCTTCCAATGTGAGCACCTTTGCATTAGGGTATAGCTCCTTTGCACTTGCCACGAACTGACCAACGGTAGCGTTCTGTACAACAATCATTGGCTTCTTGGCTGTGCCGAGTCTGCGCATCTCCATTGCTGTGCTGATGAGGGTGAACGTCTTGCCAGTGCCCACCTCATGGGCAAGCAACAACGGCTGCATCGTACCACGGATGATAGCCTTCGCCTGGTGAGGGCGCATCTTGAATTTATGGTTGGCACCACCGAAATACTCTGGAACAAACTCGTCGCTGATGGTAAGAGGAACGTAGTTGTTGAACTGCTCGTTGTAGGTGCGCTCTATGCGTTCCGACATGTCGGCATCGTTCTGCATCTTCTGACGTGCCCACTCCTTGAAGTCAGCTCTTATCTCGTCTATCTTTGCGGAACATGCCTGTGTTGCCTCCTTGTCAGTAATAGTTTCAGTTGTCTTGCTGGAACCATAGCCAACAGTATGTGTCTCGCTGACGGTGATAGTCTTGTTCTGCAACGCTGCTTCTATAAGGTCTGTGCCAAGTATTAGCTTCTGCACCACCTGTCCACGCACGCCCATAGCCTTGTTCTTCTCGTAGCTGGTGTAGTATGGGGTCTTCATAAACCATGTACCGCCTACATTGGTGAGCTGAACATCTACGTCGGTGCGCTCCTTGATATAGTCTGTATATAACTTTGGGTCTACCCATGAGCTACCCAAAGTGAACTCTATCAAGTGAGAAGGAATATCCATAGGAATTACCTTGCGCAATGCTTCGATGTTGGCAGAATACTTGCCGTCGGTATTGGCTTCTTCTGCTTGTTTCAGCTTCTCACGCACGTTTCCACTTAGGTATTCATACGACACCTCCATCTGCATGGTGGCAGGGTTCTCATAGCCTAAGCCTTTCTCTACGATATCTTTCTTCACGTCTTCCTCACTCTTGCCTAACTTGTCGGCAATATAAGGAACATCAATGCGTCCATACTGGTAGATGCTGGCAATGATGCCGTCCTTCACGTTCTTTGGATCGGGAGCCTTCTCCTTCTCAACGACACGCTGGCTGAAGATGTCGGTCTTGTCATACTTCTCAACCTTCTTGCCGTTCTTGTCGCCAACCTCGCTGTATTTCTCCAATGCAAGGATTGTCGGGAAGTCTACGTCATTCTTCAAGAACGATATACTTGTGTTCTTATGCAAGTGTCCGTAGGTCTTCACGAAGCTGTCAAAGGCATCGTTCAACTTATCAAGCAACGGCTGCAGACCATTGTCACTCTCGTTCTCGGTCTGATAGGAGAGTACATCTGCAAGTGCGCCCTTTATCGCCTGGTACCTACGGAAACATTCTGCCTTCGTAGTACCCTTTACCTTGTTGGCATTGACAGCAAGAGGCACGGCTTTGCCGTATTGGGCAATACAGAGCTTGTCGTCCTTGTTAAGAACGAGTGAACCTTCCTTCACATCATCCCCAAGGTCTTCATACACTGACTCGGATGATGCAGGAGTTGTCTCGCTAACTGCATCTTCCTTCATACCCTCAAAGGTCTTCATCCATGCTGCAAGCATTTCGTTTTGGTTCTTGCCCTTCACTGGGTAGAGTGCCTTGCTCGTCGGACGGTAGAAGTCTTTGTTCTCGAAACCAAAGCGCATTTCACCTGCCATACATTCGGGATGCTCAATGAAATACTTGTTGTAGTCCATTGATACGATGCGTTCCTTATGGGTCTTAGGGTCTTCAAAGGTGGCGGCACGCTCTGCGCTCACTGTGCTTACGTCAATGGCATTAGCAGACTTCTTGCCGTTCACTCGCTTACGAATGACGATGATGTCAGAGGTGGCACCAGTACCGCCAAACGTCTGGTTGTTCAGACGGAAGGCACCTATAACATCGGCATTGCCTTCGTTCACAAGCCAGTTGCGGAGCTTCTGACTGCTGTCGAGTGTTCCGTTAGAGGTGATGAAGATACCAATACCACCTTCACGGAGCTTGCGCACGTTCTTGGCAATGCAGAAGTCGTGAATGTCACGGAACTTCTTTGAAAGGTCGTTGTCGCCTGTCTCGTCATTTACATGGAGTCCAGTGACAAACGGCACATTGGTGATTGCTAAATCAACGCTACCATTAGGGACTCTTGTCGCCTCGAAGCCTTGCACATCAACCTTTGCATCGGGATAGAGCAATGACAGTATGTTGCCAGTTGTCTCGTCTATCTCCACTGCTTGAATATTGCTGCGCTCGCTCATGTCGGTAGGCATGGCACCAATGATGTTACCGATACCTGCTGAACCTTCAAGCACCTTACCGCCCTTGAAACCTAAAGCTCTGGCTATATCCCACATCGTATCAATGACACTTGCAGGAGTGTAGTAGGCACTATTGCGGCTCATCTCGGCTTGTGCGTAGGCTTCTTCCCCAAGCAGCTCTTTCAAACGCTTGGCGGTAGGATTGCTCCAATCGTCTTTCTCGACGAATGCCTTGCCAAGACCGCCCCAACCGCTGAACTGGCGCAACACTTTCATCTGGGCAGGTGTGGCTTGCTTGCCCTCCTGCATCAGTTTCTGCATTAACTCAATGGCTTTGATGTTCGCATCTATACGAGCATCTGCACCCTTTGGAGCATAGTCCTTGCCACGTTCCGCATGGTTGTTGTTCACATTCTTCTTCTCAGCAGGCGTTACACCTTGCTTGCTCTCAGATGGTCGAGATAATCCCTTGCTTCCTGTTCCGTCAGACTCAGTATTACGTGAATCACGTCCACCCATTCCTCGTCCGTCAGTTCTTTCAGCTTCATTCCCTGCGCTTCCTCCCATCTGCGCATCCTGCTGGCGTTGTTGTCCCTCTCCCCCTTCTTTAGAGGAGCGAGCTTGTACGTTAGTTTCTTCATTGTTATCTACATTGTTATCAGACAGACTTGCAAACAAATCGCCTATCTGTGGTTCTTGTTTAACTTTCTTCGATGCCTTTGGCTTTTTAGCAGTAGTGTCGTTACGCTTTGGAAGATAATCACGAGCCTCGTACTGGATGCCTTTCAATAAGTCGGCATAAGTAATGTCTTCTGCAACCCACTTGTTGTTTCCATATCGTTCTGTACCATTAGGGTTTTCAACACGATACACGATGCGAGTTACTTCAAGATTACTACCATCATATCCTTCGACACCCTTTGCAGCTCTTGGTTCAAGTCCAATTGTCAAATACAACTCACGTCCTTTTTCCAAAGGAAGACGAACTGAAACGTCACCACCCACAGGAGCTATATTTGCCGATGCGAGGGGCTTAGTTTTGCGATTGCCCTTCTTGTCAGTCTTATCGGAGTGGGTAGCTTCAAAGCGGTCGAGTCCAAGATCATCTATCAAACGACTTGCAAGGTTACCTGCGTCCTTTACTGCTTTACGTTCAGCATTACGCATATAGCCCGTTGCCTCGTTGTAATCCTTTTCCTCTTCGTCGGCTTCATAATAGCCAAGTAAGGCGAGTTGGTTATTTACTTTATCAAGAGCTTCGTCTATCTTGCCTACTTGCTCGTTGATGGCGTTCTCTTCTCCAGTGCGGATAACGCTTTCTGTTTCGCTTGCAATAGCTGTTGCTTCGCTTGTAATAGCTTGCGTATCTGCTGCTGTTTGCTGTTTGGTTTCATTTCTGTTTTTGTTTCGTGTTTCACTAATCTGTTTCTTTGTTTCTTCTGCTTGCTGCTCTGCCTCATGCTCCTTGACTACCATTTCTGCTGTTGCCATTGCATCAACAGAAGGCTTGTCGAAGTTGGCAATGTCTATTGTGCGAACCTCGTCGTATGGGGTAAGGTCTTCACTCCAGCCATTGGCTTCAACCTCTGGTAGGTCTCGGGCACCATTGTAGAAGGCTTTGAGGTATGGGCGAATTGCATCACCCAAATCCTCAATCATTGCTTTGGCATACTCGGTAAACTTGCGTGCGCCTCTCTCTATATGATATAAAGCCATTTCGGTACCGATAGCAAATCTTTCTGGATCAATACCAGAATTGAGTTGTCCCAACTTCTTGCGCATACGAGCCTTCAACTCTGCATAGCGTTCATCGGTCACTAACTTGTTGCCGCTATCCTTTGGTTTCTTCACCTCGGCACCAGTAGCCTCCTGCATGTCTATCAACGATACTGGCTGCGCATCTGCAACGGCATCAGCATCGTCAAGCACGCTGTCTGCCAGTTTCTGTGCGCTCTCCATGTCTCGCATCAAGAAACCACCGTCTTCCTTGCTCCACCAACCTTTAGCATCCTTTGCAAGTTTCTTAGCAGCGTTCATCTGCTCCTTACTTAGCTCACTCTCAAACGTAACAAGGTGCATTGACAGCTTCTTGCCACGCTTGGTTGTGTACTCTTTAGGTGTGATTTTGAACGATTTAACGCCATTCTCTTGGTCGGATGAATCCTTTTCTGTATCTTTGCCACCAGAAGAAAGGCTGCCACCAACGATAGGTTGCTCTGCGGATGTATTGGCAGGTGCATCGAGTGCAGTCGCTTTATAAAGCAACCTATCACTCTTCAACTTATTTTTCAACTGGTTCTCACGAATTATATGAGAGCTAATAGAAACCTCCATTCCTTCCTGCGAAACCGTTACGCTCTCAAAGTGAACAAACTTTGAACCGTCTTCCTTTTGGAATGTCTTGACAAAGAGATATGAAGAAGGACGTTCATGGAACATATTCTGCTCCTTATCCTTTTCTTCAAGTACAACATCTGGATTAGAGAGTGTTTCAAGGAGCATACCATACTGCTGCTCTCTGCCTTTGGCAAATAGTTTAGCCTTTTGGTTTTCTCCCATCTTTACAGCACCAATAGGAGTATCAACCGACTCCTTCCAGTTCGCATCGTTAATTTCAACAGTAGGAGCAACCGTAGCATTAGCCTTCATCGCATCTGTAATAGCCACAACCTCCTCATCTGTCAAAGCATTATCAAAGCTATGATACTTTATTACAGACACAGACTTCAAATGACCCTGTGCATCTTTGTGAGCAACAAGCTCATAACAAGCCTTAGCCTGTGTATCATTCACGGCAATAGAGTTTCCATTCTTTGCAGTGAACCAATCACTTTCCGATTTGAACAACTTGTCGGCTGGTATCTCAACATCTGTTCGCTTGGCATTGTATGTGTCATAGCTTTCGGTGTGTGAAGGATATTTTTCAAGTACTCTTTCAGCAAAGTTGATAACATTAGAACGAGTTACGCCATTAGGTATAACCTCACCTCCACTATCACGGACGAAATCGTCAAAGGAGTTGCCAACCGTCTCTTTCTTCACCGACGAGTACTCGCCAAAAGGCTTTGTCTTGCGCTTGCTTGATGCTATCCACTTTTCAAAGTCTTCGAGGTTCACTGCAGACACGTCAATTCTACGACCATTCTCCCAACCTTTCTCATAGTTGGCAAGATAGTCGCTCTTTGCATCATCTGCATCATTGAAGCCAAGCATCACCTTGTGCTCGTCAAAGCTGCCGTCTGGGTTGTACTGGTCAACGACGAATACCTTGCGTCCGTCCCAACCGTCAATGTCGTTAGAGAGGAACACATCAATGTGATCACCATCCACGCCTTCTGTACCACGGAAGTAGCCGTAGGTGTTGTTCATCTTGCTTTCCCATTCCTTACCGTTGGCATCCTTGCCTCTACGCACGCTGCCTTTCGGGTTCTCAATGGTAATGTCGAATGTACCCACCTGCACATGACCCTTCTTATAGTTGCCAGCCTCCTTCTGTCCGTCAGTCGGGTTCTGGTCGGTCTCTGCTTCTGCTGCGGATATAGCATCAGAGAGAGGTGTTTTAGCAGACGGAGTTTCTGTTTCGTCGGCATCACCTTCTTCATCCTCGATGTTATGGGTGTTCAGCAACTCATTGTAGTAGTCCTCCACTGGGGCAAAAGCGGCATTAGCAGCATTTTCGGCTGTCTCAATGTTCTCCTTCGCCTTTTGTGCAATGGCTTTGTTCTTGTCATTGAGAAGTGCATCGTTAGCGTCATGGGCTGCACCCAAGCCGTCGTTCACTACCTCCCACGCATCGTAGAGGTCGATAAGTTTCTGCATCTCCTCGTCGGTCACAACATCAAGAAGACGCATATCGCCTGCTGTATCTTCGAGGAACTGGCGCATGAACGCCATCTTCTCGTCGTGAGACATTACTGGCTTACTTCCTTCTTCCTCAGTTGGAGCCTGCTCTGTAGGAGTTTCCTCTACTCGGTCGTTGTCTTCATTGCTTCCTTCGCTGCCATTGTCGACAACACCAGCTTCTGCCACGCTCTCTGCTTTACGCTTTTCGACGGCTTCTTGAGCTGCTTTCTTTTGTTCTTCTTCTGTTCCATAGTTTAACAATTCGTTTATGTCGTTGAGAATACTTTCTTTGCTTGCCACTGTACCACTGAAGATGTCCAACTGTCCGTTGGCTGCATCCTTTGCATTGGTGTTGTACAGTTGCAGGTATTTCTTTAAGAGGGTGCTACGGTTGTCGTTCAAGATGTCGGCAATCATCAGCATGGTGGCGTTCTTATAGTCTGCCACGGTAGAAGGCACACCATAGAAGTCAAACTGCTGCTGACGTGCATACGAACTGACACGGTCACCTGCCTTGAAGCCACTCTTGCGAGCATTGTAAACAAGGTCGATAGCCTCTGCAAGTTCCGACTCCAACGAGTAGTCCTTGCCAAGACTGATGTTATTGCTAATCTCTGCAAGTGCCTGGATAATGGTTTGACGCATCTGTTTGAACTCGGTAGCCTCACGCACAGCATCGGGATTACTCTCAAAAGCTTTGCCTATCAACATGTTTTCCAATGTCTCCTTGCCAATGGCACTAAGACCGTCACCGTCCACCATTTCTGCCATTTGCGGACGACTGATAGCACCACACTTGAACAGCTCGCCAATAGCTTCACGGCTTGCTGTGAAATCGGCATAGAAATCGCCAAGAGTATCAAAGCGGTTGATAAGGCTAATGATGCGGTTGAAGGTCTCGTCGTCAACTACCTTGCCTAACTTTACCGAATGTTCGGTCTTGCTCTGACCCTTCATTTCCTGCTGATTGAACTTTGCGAAAGTGTCTGCCGTGTATGGCATAGCGGCATCGGGAACAAACACCACACGAGGATGCTGCATACCCTTCACCTGCTCTGACGTGAAGCCATACTGTGTAGGATATTTCGCCAGATGCTCGTTGTATTCTGCATCCGTTCCTTGTGCGGCTGCAAGTTCTCCTGCCATTGTTCGACCATTACCAGAGAGGACAACACCATCTTGCGACACGACAACAGGAGTCTGCATGGCACGGCTATCATATTTGTTAGCTATGTCACGAGTGATCTGCTGTGCATCCTTGTCACGCTCATAGTCTCGGTCGTTCACGCTGCCACCATTCTCGTCAACTGGGAAGCCTTCGCTCTTGGCAAAGCCATTTGCGCTGTTATGGCTCGGAGTGGCGGCACCACTTTCAACAAGGTAGTAACGACCTGCAACCTTCTCGCCATTGGCAAGAACAATCTCGTTCTGCGCTCCTTCAACCTTTGGAGTGGCATTCCACTTGTCACGAATAGCAGGACTAACAGTATTGGTGCCAAGTGCGGCTTGCTCGGCTTCCTTCTTAGCCATTTCCTCACGATAAGCGGCTTCGGCTGCTTGGGCTTCCTCGGTCTGCTTCTTGTCAGCCTCCTGCTGTGCCTTTGCACGCTCGGCAAGAACTGCATTGCGTTCTGCCTTCACCTGCTGCCAGTAATCAAGATTGGCATTGGCTTCGTCGAGCTTCTGCTGCCATTCTGCTTTGTTCTTGTTGAACTTGGCTATACTGGTGCCCATCTTGGGCTTATTGTTTTTTATCTTGGTTACCGCTGTTTCCGCTGCTCGCAGATTATTAGTCATGAAGTCCTTTGCGTCCTCCTCGTCGAGTCCACTTTCATTGAAGATATACTCATGTGCTCTCTGAGGAGTAACACTTGCAAAGTCAGGTTCTGCATCCTCACCTTCACCAATCATCGGCATAGGCTCGGTGTGTTGCTCTTCTTCGGTGTGCTGTTCTTCTGATGTTGCACTTGCAGGTTCCAATGTTGCACCTCCTTCCTCAGAAGATGTGTTACCAACAGAAGCTGCATCCTCATCCAAAGGCGTAGAAGGGCTTAGAGAGGCTTCGGAAGGCTTAACATCTTCTTCAGAAGGAACATTCTCCACAACTTCACCGTTCTGCTCCAACAACATGTTGTCAAGCTCATCACGACGGAGCAATTGAACCTGCTTACCGTTGATAGGATGCTCAGTATAAACCTCAATCTCGCCATCCTCATTCTCCTCTGCGGTAATGGAACCACGAACAGGATTACCTTCTTCATCACGAAGGGTAATCTCGTCATTGAGGTTATAAGTACGACGTTGAGGCTCTGCGGCTTCTGCCTGCTGCTCTTGGCGTTGGGCGGCACGCTGCTGCTCATAATCATTGATTCGGGCACGGTTGTGAATATCTCTCATGCTCTGAAGCTCGTCCTTGCGTGCGGTCGAAATATTATTAGGGTCGCCATTCCACGCCACCTGCACAGTACCATCGCCATTATCGGCTACTATCTGGGCAGAACATTGCTGACCGAAACCGTCGGCAAGGTCGTATGTGTCACCGACATTGAAGGCAAGAACACCGTCGATGTTGTCTGACTGCTCCTGCGCATACTGCTCTCTCAATGCCTGCTGCGCTGCCTCCTTCTCCGTGGCTGGGTCTATTGACTCGTCAGTTGAGAGAACGTCACTTGGACTCATGAACTCCAGTTTGCCAGTTTCAGCATCACGCACGAGGATGCTCTCGCTACTATTGCTGACATCAACCATGCTGCCGTCGTCCTGCATGTTGATGGTGCCATCAACGATATACACCTTGCGGTCGTCCAGTTTCAATGTTGCAGGGTGTATCATGCCGTCATTGCGATTCGTGCGGCTGTTTACAGTAGCGTTGCTTTCCTCGATGCGGCTGTCTATATCGTCTCTTACACGGTCAATCATGCCGTCATAGGTCGCTTTGGCGTTCACATAGTCCAATGCAAGCTGCTTCTCGTCCTCAGAGAAGTCGTCACGTCCCATGACTTGCGACAAGGTGCCTACTGGGTCGTTGTCGAAGTCTGCAAGAAACTCGTCTGTTACCATAGCAGACATCTGCTGACGCTTGTAGTCGTACATGTTCTTGGCATCATTCATGGCTTCGGGTTCCGTGGTGTCATAGCCGTTGTCGTAACTTTCATCACTGGACTGTGCCACAGGGTCTTGCTCTCCATCCTTCACCTTACTCTCCTGCGCACGCACAATACCCTCGTACTTTTGTGCTGCCTTGACAAAGTTCAGCACACCCATACGGAATTTAATGGGCAAATCCGTATTGTCCATGACCTCACGGAGAACTGCTTTCTTTTCCTCGTCGGTTCCGACAAGGAACGTGTTACGCCATCCACCCCATTTCTCCATTATAGGGACATTGTCACCAATGGCATTATCAATGACCTTTCCTGCATTCGACATTTCATTGAGTGCCTGTCGCTTCGGACCACGATACGAGAGTGTCTTTGCACCAGCGAAGAAACCGCCCATAAGACTGACACCAAGAAAAGTATCAATATTTTGGTCTGCATTAAACACACCAGTACCTTCTGCCGTATCAAGCGTGTTGTCGCCAACAAGTAAGGCATTTTCGATATTGCCGACAACTTCCTCCGCATACTCACCGAATGTGCCGTTCCATTTCGTCTGCTTCTCGAAGTCACCTAACATCTTGGCGGCATTGGTTGCGCCAATGTCGTCAATCAGTTTGTTCACCTTGCCCAAACCAATCTTATCCATACCCTTGCGTGTCAGCGACGCTGCCTTGCCGAGGAATGGTGCAAAATATTCACCCACCATTTCCGAATGGTTCTCGATGGTTTGTGCACCAAATGCCTTCATATAGGCTTTCAGCACACTGTCCTCAGCACCCTCACGACCACCATACACAATCTTACCGCTGTCGTCCACCTTGAACTGCACATCGCCAGTCAGACGATTAAGCATGTCTGCGGTAACGTGTCCCTGCCCAGTCGTGCCTGCCATAGCCATTGAACCAACCGCATCACCCATAAGGCGAGTACCAATCTTGGCTGCAAGATATTTCTTCGTTGCTTTCTTCACCGCCTCCTTGCCGTAACGCTTTACAGCTTCACGCATGAGTTTGTTAGTTGCAGTTGTACCGAGTTTTGACGCAGGATTAAGCATCATCTCTATCATAAACGGCAGACTTTCTCCAGTAACCTGTCCTGCCTTGTAACCACGACCAAGATACTGTTCGTTCTCCGACTGAATAGCGTTGGTATAAGCCGTAATATCAAGTAAATCACGGTCTTCCCTGCTAATATTGTCTATACCTTTTCTGTCTGCATCAACAGCAGCCGTATAGAGTGCGCCATTAGTCGCCATGTCAGTCATGCCCATGTCCCATGTGCTCACCTTGCCTACGGCATGAGCTAAACCACGCCATGCACCTGCACCGAAAGCGAGCAACTGCTTGCCTTTCTTCGATGCCCAGTTGGAGGAGTCGTCAATCCATTGGTCGCTTGCCTTGCCTTTCTTGGCTTCCGCAAGAGTGGCGAGTCCGTCATTTATCTTATTGAGTTGGGCAAGCAGAGACTTGTATTTTGTGTCGGCAAAGCGTCCATTGACAGTAGAGGAGTTGTAGGTATGGATAGCACCGCCACTTCCTCGTGGCATGTCTCGCCAAGAGAAATCAACGGCTTCTGCGTCAAGTTCCCTGCCTCGTTGGTTCATCTCCTGCTCAATGCGCTGCTTCTCCCGAAGAAGATAAGCCTCTTGCTGTTCGGATTGGAAACGTGCCTCGTCAATGGCGTTCTGCTCCAAGTCAGCACCGCCACGTTCCTCGTATTCATTACCACTCTCTGTAAGGTAGCTGCGCTCAACCTTGCCACTATCAGCGTTATATTGCGGTTTCGTTTCTACAACCTTGCTGTTTTGTCCAAGATGCACACCGCCTCCCTTTACGCCTAATGTCACGCTTGGTACACGAAGACCAGTATTAGCCTTCGCATAATTCATACGGTTCTTGGTACGCTGTAGCCCTGCTTTCGAATGCGCAACCATGCCAGAAATACCATTAAGCATATTCTGTCTCTCTGCTTCCGTCATTGGCGTACCCTTCGGCTTGGACTGTTGGGCTGGCTTTGCAGGGGCTGGCTTCGGTGCAACAGTCTGCGACGTAGGCTTCGATGGCTTCACCGCCCTAAACCCCATCCAGTCACGGAAGTCGTCATACGACCCCACGTCGGCACCACCATTCTTCAGCTCGTTATAAACAGACAAACGGTTCTTGTAGCCCTGCTCGCCCTTAGCACTCAGCCAGTTATTGAACTCATCGGGGCTGCCAACATCAGCACCGCCGCCCTTCAGCTCGTCATATAGTTTCTTTATATTGTCGTCCATCTTCAATCAATTATTTATTTATGAATAGAAAAACCGCTATACTTTCTACTGCTCGGCTTTGCAGCAGGTTTCGCCTGTGGCTTTGCAGCAGGTTTCTGCCTTATACCAGGATAGTAAACATCCTTATGCTTCTTGGTTGTGACAGTCTTCTTCTGATTTTTCACGACCTTGCCTATATGCACCACATCGCTTTCTGTTGTATCAGTAGATATTGTCTCGACCGAATCTAACGTGCCATGCTGACGTGCATTATATACCGCCTCATCCTTTGTCTTGGCAATATGTCTCGTGCCATCCTTCTCATACCACGCATATCCACTGTTCACATTTCTGCGATGTTCTGCAGCTTGGGCATTAGAGTTATTTGCAGAAGCATTGCTTGCCTTAGCAGCAGCCTTGTTTTTGGCAATCACGCTCTTTTGGTTATCCTCTGCATATTTAGCTTCCACCTCTGCCTTCTTTGCCTTATACGTCTGCTCATTTATCTTGCCTTGACGAAGTTGCTTGTCAAGATCATGCAACTCTGCAGCTCTATTATCAGCAGACAATTTCAGAAGATAATTGCGGTAATCATTCTGCAATTTCGACATATAGCTTCTATCCTTATCAGCTTTATCATCATCAAGAGCTTGTGCCTTCATCGCTTCCTGCATGTAATAGCGAGCGTTCTCCTCACGTTCCTTATTGAGTTTCTCCCACCGCTCTCTTGCTTTAGCACTAAGACTGTTTCTTGGGTCGAAAGCATTTGGCGCACCTTTCGTAGTGAAATAGAGGTTTGAGAGGGCTGCAATGCCGTCGCCAATGGCTGCAAACACCTTATCACGCTTCTCCTTCTTGCGTTCCTTCTCCAGTTCCTCTGCCGTTGGTGGCTTGTAAGGCGACATCTGCCGAAACATTTCAACGTATGACATTTTCTTAGGTTGAGTAGCTTCGGGAGCTTCGGCTCCTGCAGGTGTTGGCTGTGCCGTTGGCAATGGAGCCTTCTTCGTAACTGGCACAGCATCCTTCGGCTCCTTACCAGGCTCATAAGGAACCGTGATAGGCTGCTGCTCATTTCCTTTCATGGTGCCAGTATTCCAATCAAATGTAGGGACAGCGGAACCTGCCGTGCCGTCGTTGGCGTTGGCAGGTGAAGAAGGTGGAGTAACAGCACCACCAGGGACAGTAGCAGGAGCACCAACAACGGCACTACCGTCATTGACTTGCGTCTCGTTACCATCATTGCCAGTGGGAGCTGTACCGCCATTAGGCACTGGTGTCTTCGTTGGAGGTGCGGTTACCTCGGGCACCGTGCTTTGGGTGTTCTCTTTAGGAGTACCCAGTATTTGTTCTTTCGTATTTGCCATATCGTTACAGATTTAACTCCTTATCCTTGTTTTTGCCATACTTGAAAGTTCCGAAGTCCATGTCACCTGCAACACTTGTAACACCTTGCGTTGCTTGGCTGATAGCTTGAGCCTGCTGCTGACGCAACTGCATCTTCTGTGCATCAAGCTCATTCTTGCGAGCTTGGTATTGCTGTTCAATAGCATCCCTCTTGGCTTCCGAACTGGCTGCAACTTGACTTGTAGCATCTGCCATCACCTGCGCATTTGCCGCTTTCTCTGCCGCTACGCCCTCATCGGTGGTGCCCATGACGGCTGCACGTCCTGCTGCTGCCTTGTTGCGTTGCTTCAATCTCGCCTCTGTCATTGACAGAACACGTTGCGCATCGGCTCGTTGTGTAGCATCCTCGTTGTAACGACGATTGTACCAGTCTTGGTTCTCTCGCTGTTGCTTGTCGATGGTTTGCGCAACTTGCCTCATCGCTTGGCTTGCTTTGATGCCACCGAAGATAGCTCCTGCAGCACCTAATCCTGCTCCTATGAGTCCCATATCGTTTACTGTTTAAAGAAAGAAATAAATAACTGCTGCAAAAATAACGAACTACCTTTGCAAATAACTTTTATTTATTTACGCATGGTTACAAGAAAGAACACGAAAAAGGCTACGCCTGCAAAGAAGGCAAGCACAGCCAAGAAGAAAGAACTTGTGCCTACTGCACAAGAACAAGCACAAGTACAAGAAGAGCAGGACGACGACCTGCCAGTGGCTCCAGAGTTGAATATGAAGGAGCGTGTGAAGCGCAAGAAGACGGGAGGGCGACAAAAGGGCACGCAAAATAAAGTGACAACCGTCACAAAGGAAATCCTCTCCGACATGCTGGGCGACTACCAGGAGAGTGGTCTAATGACTGCCGACTTCCTTGCCCTCGAACCTAAAGACCGCATCCAGTGTGCCGAGAAGATGATGCAGTACATCTTGCCTAAGATGCAGTCTACGAGTGTGGACTTCAACAACAAGGCAACGAAGATCACCATCGAACAGAAGCTGCGTGAGCTGTCAGAGGAGAATGATACTCCACCTTCTAAATGAATCTATTTTGGACTTGCAAATGCTGTTTGTCTTTTAGTACATATATAATGTACGCACGCACGAGGCAAAAAGCATTTGCTTTTTATTTATAAAGCATTTGCTTTTATTTCGGAAAGCAATAGCTTTTTTGTTGAAAAGCATTTGCTTTTGTTTTATAAAGCATTTGCTTTTTTATTATACCTATTTTGTAAACTCTACATTGCAATTTGGCTTTTACAAAAAGCAATAGCTTTTGTTTTGAAAAGCAAATATTGCTGTCCGCTAAAACTTTTCATACAAAATAAATTAGGGCTGACACTTCTCA